ACCTGTGATCTAGTCGCAAACGATGCAGGCGGAGAGATGGTATTTGGCACAGGTGGGCGAGTTCCGTCGGTCGTGGCCGCTGCTGTTCGCTTTATGTACGTCCACGCGGATAGCGTAGATTCTGAAATGACTCTGGACGGCTATACGGTCCGTTTCACGGCACGCCCGAAGAGGCCAATAAAAATTAAAAGTGGGGTTGACAAGTAGTTAGATAGCTAGTAACCTATCAATACTGAAACGAACAACAGAGGCAACCATGTCCTACAATCGAGTGATCCCGCGTGACCTGTTCAACGAAGCAAACCTGTTGAAGTGCTACGGACAGCTTTACCTTAAGCTGGAGGAACTGAACATCCCCGGCGTGCTGCTGGAACACAGCGGCGAAGCGTTTGATGTGTGGCAGAATCCAGACGACGGCAGCACGACGGTAGTCAATATCGAACTGATGAAAGGCGGAGACGGTGACACCCGCATGATTGGCCTGTATCGCCCGATGAACAGCCGGGAACCGTGGCCGCTGTATGCGATGCTGGACTATGAAGAGGTTGCCGTGTTCAACGATGACGGCAGCTTGACAGGCGAATTTATTACCCTCTTGAAAGCGTAACTATCATGACTAACTTTGCACAGATTCCTGACGCCCCCGACTATCTGCGACTGCTGAAAGGTGGCGTACAGTATCGCATGGCGCGTCTCTGGCACCGGGCACACCAGACGCAGAGCTTGCCTCCTTCGATGGTTGCGTTGACGTGGCGTGAAGCCCGGCAATGGGGATTCGACAACTGGAATACGGCATGCGGAGCGCTTGAACAGGGTCACAACACAAAGGACGCCGGAACGCGGTACGAAAAGCGTGTACCTATCTGGTACTGCCACACTGGCGAACAGTTCCGGGACGAACGTGACGCCCACGAGGTTGACGGCGGGCCGAAGCATCGCGGATGGTACTGCGACGAGGACGGGCTAGAAAAATGCATCGGCATCGTTGGCCGGTTGCCGCATGGCCTGTTTATCGCTGGCTACCGCCTGACGGACAGCGGCGAGCGCGTCTATTTCGGGAACGTGTGCCACTCCGAAGATGAAGCCGCGATCTTTGCCGACAGCGAAGCGTGGCGCTATGCAGAAAATCAGCGTGAGCACGGGCAGCGCTATAGTGCCGTAAAAGAATTGCGAGGTGAGATAGCAGCGGGCGAGGAAGGGATAAAACGTCTGTGGGCACTGCGGAACCATCCTGACCTTGGCCCAGATGCCCGCTTTGAGTTGTCAGTCGAAGTCGCCGTATTGCGCAGCTTGAAAAACAGCCTTGCTAACAATTCTGAAGGTATCGAAGAATGAAAGCCGATCCAAACAAGCCCGTAGAATACGATACCTATCGCACTACTTGCGGACGCGGACGCGTCACATATCGGGCGGACTGGTCCCCTTCCCGCCCGTGGGCGAGCTACATCAACGGGACTGCCGGGCAGCACTTTACAACACTTGACGAAGCACGGACTTACTTTAACTTGAAAGGTATGGAACTGCCATGAACCTCATCATTGACGACAATATCGTGACTTGGACCACTACCGCAGAAGCCCATACGAACGCTCTACAACGCTCCGTCCCGCTGTACGAACGTGAGCACCGAGAGAAACGCGAGGCCGCGTTAGAAGTGCTCCGAGCGCTCCGACGATACGAGGAAGTTTGCGATAAGTACGCTAGCAAGGAACCCATTGCAGCGTGACCACAGCCCGCCCAGAGCGGGCTTTCCCCGTAGGAGTAGGACGGTTCCTACATTGAGACAAGACAAATCTTTACAGAATCCATACAAAAGATAGCGATTTGCACTTGCACTCTAGCGAATCTTACTTTACTATCTCTACATGTACTGATTAACAAGCAACCCAACCAACTGTTGCCATCTACTGGAGAAATTACCATGTCGCAAATTCTGTGCCGTCTGGATGCAAATCAAGGTGCTGCTGTCGTGTTCAACGTCGATTCGTGGACGAAGGACAGCCAAACTATCAAGGCGTGGACGCAAGGAAGCAACGAACTGATTGACGTTCCCATGACGTACTACTACGGCACTGTAGCACTGTCGGCCAACGATGAAAAGGTAATGGCTGAGCGCTACGCCGTCGCCATGAACGACGCGAACGCACAAATTCGTCACCGCCTGCCACGTACCGAGAAACACCGCCCTGACCTGTTCAAGCGTCCAAAGGTCACGGAAAACAGTGTTGTCCTGCCATCCGTTCAGGCCGCTAACGCTGCCACGCTGGCGGCTCCTACCCTTCCTGCTGTGACGCCGACTGTTAGCATGCTGACGCCGCCGAAGAACACCGGCAAAGCCAAAGGCAAGCCCGGCCCTAAACGCGGCAGCGGTCGTGCTAAGTCTATCGAGTCGCAAGCCCTGCCGACTGCAACCCCGGACATGGTAGCTCAAGCGCTGGCAGCCGCAGAAGCACATTTCCTTGCACAAGTGGCCGAAATTCGCAAGGCTGCCGGGCTTGTGCCAGCATGACACAAAACGCTTGACGGATAGTTAGCTAGTTAGGTAAGATACGTCTACCCATGTGGCGCAATGTCACTGAACTGGCAACTATCCAAAGAGCAATCATGCGTAAAAGAAACATTTCGTTTGAGCAAGCCAAGTTACAATATCCCAATCGTTTCACCCTAGAGCATGTGCCCGCAAATGCGGGCGTGCCTATCCCGCGTACGGGCCTGTACAGAGCCCCGGCGTACGTCTCCGATATCGAGTGGTACGAAAACACGTTCTTTCCCCTTGAGGGCCGTCTAGGCTATCGAGAGGATTACGCACGTTCGTGCAATGAGTCGTGGCCGCTCGGTCAATACCTGCAACACCCTTTCACGAAAGGAAATGTTTATGTACAGCAAGCCAAAGAAGGAGGCCGGTATGTGGCTAACTAGGCTTCTATCGTCCGGGCCGCTAGGCGTAGTACAGTTCAAGAGCTTATCCCGCAAGACTGTGGCCGACTGGATTGCAGCCAACACAGCCCCGCCCCCGGCATCCTACCGGATGAACGCCAGCACAGGCGCCAGCGTGTGGCGAGAACGCGACAGCAACGCAAGCCAAAAATAATTGATAAAAACGCTTGCAAAGAGTTAGATAGTTAGCTAAGATACTTACATCAACACAGACAGGCCAACCGGCCAACCCAAATAGGAGTTTCCCAAATGTCTACCACTGAATACAAGGGCTTTACGATTACCGAACGCGTCACCGTCGCCAGCACGATTACCGACCCGGCACAATCCCGCTTCTATATCGACGGCGACAAGTTCAACCCGGACGGCTATTCCACGCTGAATAACGCCAAAGGCGCAATCACGAAGTACTGCAATGCACAAGACGCGAAAGTCACGCCGGGGGCTCCCGCCAAAGATACCGCCGTTCTGAATACCATCCTTTCGAAGAAGTCGAAAGAGATTACCGCCGAAGAGCCGAAAGCCGATGTCGCCGCCGTGACTGTTCCGGCCCGTGTCAATAGGCTGGCTGCCCTGTTGACGTATCGAGGTTTCAAACTGAATCCATCGGACACCCGGTCCCGTAACGCACGGGAAGGCGCCGGACACGTAAAACGTGGCGGTAAATATGTCCGCTCGCCATACAGCGATAAACTGAGCCCGGAACCACGCACCCGGAAACAACGCAAGGCAGCGATTTACGGCGACACGTCTCCGCGTTATTACCTCTGGAAGTAACGCCATGACCGGCCATTATGATAAAACCGTCGATGTTATTATCGACGGAAAGAATAAGACGGACAATAGCGGGAAAACTGAAATAGAACAGGCCCGCGAACTGTTCAAAGCCCACGGCTTTTATGCTGCTGCCCGGTTCTTGGCAAAGCGCAATTGGTCTGTGGAAGCACGTCGGTATGTACTCATCGGGATTTAAAATGAAAACCTACAACGTACAATTTAATGGACGAACCAAAGGCGCTATCGGTGTCACGTACTGGATATCCGCTGTGGTAGTAGCGGAAAACGAAGAGGCCGCAAATCTAAAGCTCTACGAGAAATGGGAACATATCAGTTTTGCTCGATTCACCGAACTGACGTTGTATCAAGCTCTTATCGCCGCTGGCGTTGAGTGCTCCAATTGGCAGAGCGATTTGTATTTCCCTGTCACGGAAAAGACCACTGAAATTCTGTCCCGGTTCCCGTTGCAACAATCGAACTCTTCAACGTTCAAATCGAATATCAACGGCGAACTGTCTTATGATGTGCCGTTCGCTTATGAACCCCACTGGAGTAAATAAAATGACTGATCCTAAATTCATCTTCCGGCAAGCATTCCTTGACGGTGATTGGCACACTGTCTTGCCACACGAATACGTCACAGCCAAAGAAAACGGCAAACCAGTTCGAAGCCTCGCTATTATGCCGTCGCATACGATTACCGCCCGTGAATGGTGGGGCGGCAGTGGCATGATTTACAAGGCCGAATTGCGGGACGCTGACACCGGCAACATCGTCAAGACGTTTGAAGGATCGGGCCGCGACCAATGGCAATACGATATCCGCGACGCCATGCCAGCCCTGTTCCCGGCCCTGTATCCGCCTCACGACAACGGCCACCCGACAATCTATTTCCGGGAAGTGGCAAATGTGCCGTATGACCGCCGGGAAGTCCAACGCCGCAAGGACTTGTAAAAACCGCTTGATAGCTAACTAGCTACCTGTTATAGTTCTGTCTGTGGCGTCGCATTGTGTGGCGCCCTTTTAGGAGTGTTCCCGATGAGCAACTTTCAAAAGAAATTCTTCCGTGTCTCCCGTGAATGGATGGAAGAATGCGGACAGGGCGACGAGCCCCGTGTCTACCCGGTTATCCGCGTCGAAGAATCCCCGGCCAGCCGTGAAAGCGATATTATTGTCCTGAAACGGGATAATGGTTCCGAATGGTCTGTATTCCCTCACCGGGGCGTATTCGTTCCACCTTACACGGTGTTGATCGAGAATCGACAGTTTATGTGGACTACTGCGGACGTTCAAACCGTCCCCGGACAATTGCATGTGCCCATGTATTACTACACTGAGGCAGAAGCCAAGGAAACGGTTAAAACCCTGAACGCGGCTATGCACACGCTTATCGTGGCTGAAACTAAAACAGCCCAAATTAATACCGTACCTGCCGGTAAATCGGTTAGCCGATTGTATAAATCAGGCGCCCCGATGAAAGGCGTTTTCACTGTCGGCCACGCTGACCCTGACGGCAGCGGCTATATCGCACTGACAGACGAAAAGGGCCGTACCATCTGGATTAAGCCTCACGCCCTTGTAGCCGTCCTGTAACACAGAGGCCCGATAATGAACCATTGGGCCGCTTTCCTCGTCGTATTCGATTGGGCAAGCCTACAGGAGATAGACGAAGTGATGGTAAGCCCGGTGTTTGCCGACAGGCTACAGGCAGAGCACGTAACGGAGACGGCACAGAACAACCCTGATATAATGTCGTGCCATGCTGAAATGAAAACCAAATATCCGTGCGCATTGCTTTGCGTGAGAACAAAGGGAATTCCATGACCATGCTGCCATTCTTCCGCCTCTCTGAAATTCTGATTGCCATTGCAGATAATCGAACCTATCACGAGACAGCTTTAAATCAGGCGTTGAACCACGAGGCCGCACGTTATCATCACAGGCTTGCTATCCGCCGTTATCTGGCCGGGAATCCGAACAGCACAGACCACATAGAATTACAGGAATTGGCAAACATCATCAAGGGAGACGGATAAATGCTATCCGCTGAAAAATTCCTGTATAGCAATAAGCCTGCATCTATCCCCACGTATGCCAGTGTTGGCTATGTCTACCGCGACGGAAAGCCGTCTGTATCCCTCGTGTTTCACACATCGGGCCTTGGCCGCAGTCTGGCAATAGAGCACCTGCTGACGGCTGACGAGGCCGACGAATTAGCAGTACGCCTCTCCCAATATGCCAAGGTGGCGAGAGAGACTAGCAATGCTGACTAAAGAAGCGATCGTATCGAAGCTCAACGCGGATAAGCTGGATTACTACTGGCAGGCCGATACGCCAGCCGGGCAAATCTTCACGGCCCTGCCTGACGGCATCTGGCTTGTGTGCATGGCGACAAATGACAAGGTGGAGCGCATCGGGGATAGCTGGGTTGCTCCAGAGTAAAATAATTCCTGCAAAATAATTTCTTTGACATTCTTACACTTCTGCTATAATTGCTTCCGGGGCATCAGCGGAACGGGAGCACTCCTAGCCCGTTCTCAGCTACTCGGATTCTCATCTTTGTACCGTCACGCGGGAACGTGATGGGACTCTGCCGGGGGCGCTGTGTAAGTCCCCTAGCGTTGCAAGTGGGAATGATTGCCTTGAAGATACACTTTAAAGCCTGCCGCCCCGCAGGCTTCTTTTTAGGACTGAGTGCCATAGAGCGGACGGAGTTCCACCAATGACATATTACCACAGAAATAATTAGAGCGGATGCCCTAAAAATAAATTCAAAAAGAACTTGCTAGTTAGGTAGCTAACCGTTATAGTTCTACTCATGGACGCAGCGATAGGCGCAGCGGCAGAGAACAAAGGGGTAACACCATGAAAGCAACGCACAAAGCAACGATTTTCACCACTAGCGGCGCCATGATTTTTAACGTCGTTGTCGTGGAAGTTCGTAACGGTAAAACCGTCGTGCAAGAAATTCGCGGTGGCAAATCTGTCGGCCCGACGTTCTTTGCCGACAAAATCGAAGCCATCTAATAACAACGCCCTTCGGGGCGAGAACTGAAAGGGCAGGATCATGGCAGCACTGGCGCATTTCAGCGAAAGCAGCGGCAAATATCTCGTGCAATTCCCCGACGGATCGGCACGTGAATTCGTCTGTCTGGACGACGCCGCGTTGGCCTGCGACGGCCTCGCGTGCGAGCTGCATTACAAGGGAAAGACCGCCTAACAACCCCGCGCCTTCGGGCGCCTCTGGAGAACTAAAATGTTGAACGACTCCCAAACCGAAGCAATCGAACAAGCTGACGCCTATTTGAATAACGCCGTATTGCCGACTTATTCTCAGATGACGACGGCGTTAAATGAACTGGCGGCGTATGTCCGTCACGGTGCATCACCTGAAGCAATTGCCGCATCAGCAGCAAGAGCAATTCAAATCGTCAATCAAGCCTGCCACGGAGCTTAAAATGAAACTCTCAGACAGCACCAAACGCGCAATCAAATCCTATGGTGAGGATAAATGCAAAGAAGTATTTTTGCGAATGAGTAAAGGTGAAGGCAGTATTTCTGTCGGTAAAGACCTGAAACTCACGGGTCGTCAGGTAATCGCAGCATGCCAAGCCGGATACGAACTGTCCGAACGTGACAATGCCCAGCAGACGGCAGCAGAAGCCCATAGCGCCCCTCCAATAGCCGCTCTGGTACGAGAGGGCCACGACGCCACAGAACCGCCTGTAGCGGCTCCTATCGAGCCCGATGTTATGCTGCTGGGCGATTCGTTCTCCGACCTGTCCCACTTGCCTACCGAAGCCGTAACAGAACAGCCCGCATCCCTGCTGGGCCAACCCCTGAATGACGACAACGGCGGAAACGGTGGCGTAATTGATCCCTTCGTCATTCAAGACGGAAAGCCTGCCCCTGTCGCATTCGTCAGCATGCGGGACATTATGATGTCCCGTTTGAAACAAGCGGACAAAAAGCAAGCGATATTCATTATCGAATGCACCAGCGTTAATCAGGCGCATACTGTGGCAAGGAATGCAAAACGTCGAGGGGATATGGAAAATATCCTTGTGGACATTGGCAGTGAGCCACCTAAGTATTCCGATGCGTTGTATTCCGTTACACGTCGCCATGTTAACGAACTCGGCACACGTTGGACGGAGAAATAATCATGACCCTCTCAGCAGACGCCCGGCTTTATATGGCCTTACGGGAAAATTTACCGCCCGTGGAGCGCTCCACAGTGGCTGACGCCATGGCGGGCGTTTATCAGGCTATGGCACGCTCAAGTCTCTCCGCAGCCACAGACGACCGTGCAGCAGAATTGGAAGCGGCTATAATCCGGTTCGTGATCGACAGCCGCACGGCTTAGCACAAGTTTAAGGGGCATGCTTAAGACTCAAGCTCAAGGGTCTGCGCGTCTTCACGGGATGGCCGCACAATGCATGCCCCTCTTTTAACATTTCCCGCTAAATCATGAGAAATCAATTACCCAATTCTCCTGAGTACAGGGACGACGGCACACTTAAGGACGTAGTGCTATTAAAGCCACTAGGCCGTTATCCCCGAAGAATACAGGCCAGAGTAAACGGCAAGACATCCACTCTCTATCTTCACAGGGTTGACTTTAATACTCAATATGCAAAGGCAGTTGCTTTTATTGCCCAGCAGTATCATATAAAAGATGAAATCGAGCTAACACGGTTGAAAGGCACCGAAGCCCATTTTATAACACGGTACGGATTAAACGAAACTCCATCCTTCCCCGCCAATAAGCTAGCACCAAATGAAATAGAACAGCATCCCCAAGTGGCAAAGCTCTTTGCCAATGCTGCTATTGAACGCGTGTCGGGCGTAGTTGGTTTCAACAAAGACGGAACATTAAAACATGTGACTCTAGGGCTTCCTGTCGGAAAGAATCTGTTGAGGATACAAGCTACAGCAGGAAAGAAGCGCATGATCGCCAGCATTGCCAATGCAGACTTCGCATCCCAGTATTCAAGGGTTGTCGAATTCATGATAAAGACATGGGGCGTGCTAAGCGAGGATGAGCGGGCGAAGATGCGGGCCAGTGCCCCGGCGTTTCTCAGACGCTACAACTTGCGTCTTGTGCCCATCTCACACGATGTCACCGTGGCTGTTCCCCGCCGTCGCCTTGACAGCATGGACGTTGCAAAAATACAACGAGAATAAATCCTAAAAGGTGCTTGCGTTAGCTAGCTAGGTAGCGTAATATCTCTACATCAACCAGCGCAACGGAGCCAACCATGACTAAATCAGCCAACGGAACCCGGATCATCAAAGGGGAATGCTACTACCTGAACGGCGTAATTACTGCTAATACCCCTGAGCAACTGGCAGATAAGAAGGCAAAAGAAAAAGCCTACCGCAAGAGCAAAGGGCAAAAAGTGGCATTCATTAAAGTGTGCTCTATTGAGTGCCGCGTTTATACCTCCCTCTAAATTGTGCAAGGGCGAGGCATTCAGACGTAGTAACCCGATTACCCGTATCCACCGAATCTAAGGAAACATAATGAACACATCTTTACAAAATGCAAGCCGTGCCGAAATTCTTGCCGCTTTCGGCTACGTGATAACGGGCGCTGGCCCTGTCTCAGCCTACATCGCGGCTGACCCCGAAGCATTCACCGTCAAATGCTTCACGTACAGCGAAGCGCTTGATGAAGCCTATACGTTCCTGTTCAACGAAGTAGACCCGGCCCTGTATTTGCTGCCATCCCCTGAATCGTTCAATTTCCTGTAAAGGCTGCCATGTCCACATCAGACACGATTACCAGTTTCGATTACATGCTGCTAGGCCGCTTGCAACAGGACTGTGATTACTTCCTCAACTTCGGCAGCAGGAGCGAAAAGCATCTGTGGGCCGGGAACGTGCCAGATCAGATAGCCAAGATGCGAGAGATTTACAACACCCTTCCAGTAAAACCGGAATGGATCACGCTTGATAAGATTGCTGAATATGAAACAGCAATGCTGACAGGGGCCAACCGTGCATAAGCATAAGCTCTACCTTGCATACGTAGACCAGTGCTGCCTAAACAACACCCAGCCGGTGACGTATGACGAATGGTTAGCATCGCCCTCCCCGTTATGACAACAGGAGAATAAAATGCCTTACTACGAAATCAACGTTGCAAAAGATGGTAATCACCACTTCGCCACAGCAGAGCGCAGCTTGACGGATGAAGTAAAAGCCAAGTCCATGTACAGTCAATTCTGTAAACTGTTCCCGGAAAGTGAAGGATACACAATAACTGTGTGCTATCGAGAGAACGTAGGCCGTTACCTGAAATGGCCCTTCGATCCTGAACAGCCGCAAGAATAGCAACAGCCCGCTTAGTGCGGGCTTTTTCACGTCTCAGAGCACAGCCCTTCTAAGGCGTTTTCTACGTCTACCCTAGCCTACCCCTTACCCTGCCCCTGATAACGCCCTGTAGAGGCTATACGCAAGCCTTAGTTGTATATGGCGGGGTCTTACGCAAGTGGCTTCCACGTCACATCGTCCGAATAACATCCAGACAAAGCAACGGGGATGTAGGAAGTCACGCGAGGGAGAGCTACCCTCTACTGCTGCCCCACCTCTATTCTACATAAGAACACGCATAAGCAATACCCCTGCCCTGTACGTCCACCCTTGGCCGGATCAAGCAATGCAGTACAGACGTACTACATGGCGCCTAGCCATGTCATATCTACATGCCCACGGGCATAGCGTCTACATGGCATCAGCCATGCGTATCACAGCCTAGCGGCTACCCTCCACCACTACCCCACTACACAACACCCTCACGCCCCTATAGGGCGTTCAATGGTTGTATCCGTCATGCTAATGACACATACATAAGCCCTGATAAGGGCACGTACTACATAGCGTAGCTATGTTATATATAACATAATAATATAACATAAGCATATGACATAAGTAGTACTACATAAGCAATACTACACGAGCGCACCGGGTGGCATAGGCAAGGGCAAGGCGAGGGTCCGAGAGGACACGAAGCCTGTTGTTTGTCTGTTGTAAAACAGCAATATGCTGGTTAGTTCTAAACAATTCACCGGCAGCCGTTGGCTATTTAGTCACATCAGATATCGTTGTTTTCTAGCTACAACCACGGCCAAGGCCGTTTCTGTTGTATTCTAACAACAATAGTGCACTACCTAAATCATCCGCCTCCAGCATCCCCGCAATAAGGCACATTCCCCCTTGCAAATCAAGGACTTACACACCTTCCAGTACACCACCGAGTAAGACTATAACGGGTGTTGTGGATTTACTCATAGCCCCTCAGACGCTCATAGAGCGTTTATAGGCCGTTTGTATGTGTTAGGCTGTCTACCCCTTACCCGTCCCTAACGACGCCTCCTACAGATATTTTGAGCGATCCTAGACCCCTTGCCCGATGGGGAGTGGGCCTGTTAAGAACCGCTACCGTTATTGCGACCTCCTGCCAATGTCATATTGCTAATGTAGTACGACTCCAGTAGCTCTACTCCAGATATATTTCCAGATTTACAACTAGGTATGCCGTCAAGGTAGCTGCTAATTTTTTATTTTTAGGTATTATTGCTAGACAAGAAAAAGCCCGCACAAGGCGGGGCCATTCAGATGTTGACAGCTACTAGGGTAGCCAGTGAGAAGGTGAGGATGATGACGCCTGCGGCCCATGCCCAGACGTTGCTAGGAGGCTTGGGACAGGTCATTGCGGAACTGGTACATGCCCGGCAGCACCTTTGCCGTATAATTCGGCAATCCTGTTCTTTGCCTCCGCATAGTCGAAATGACCTCTGGACAGGTACTTCACGTCATCGTCCGTAAAAGTATAAGGTTTCCCTACCTCGAAGGATACTGTCGCGGACTCCGGCGTAGTGGACGTGACCACTCCGTTTCCTACGAGGCGAAAATCCATCTCAAATGTGTCTCCGATGTCATGCACCTTATCTCCAACCTTCAAAGTACTAACCGACTTTACTATATCTGAGCCGTAGCTAACAGTTGTCATTGCTTATTCTCCGTGGTGATGCTTTCCTCCACCATCCTGTTACAATTCTTACCGCAGCTTTTCTTGTAGCTATTGTCCGTAGTTGTGGTGCTGTCGCATCGAGTGAAGAATTGCCAGCGATCCGTCTTGAACGTGTACACAGTGCAGCCATCCCCAGACGTGCTGTAGGGGCGAGGTTTGGCGTCCTCTATCTGCTCGGCACGGTGCTTGGCACGTTGCTCTTTATTCCAGTCCGAGCTCTCTGATGCAACAATACCTGTTACCACTAGAATAATACCTCCCAGTAATATAGAGATTATCCATTCCTTGTAGAGTCCCCAGACCAGAAAAGCCAGTCCCACTCCCGCCACTAGAAAATACATATTACCTCCTTATCTATTTGTAAACTGAGCCGTCATGCCAGACGATGGTTGTCTTTCCCTTCTCATCCACCACCTGCTTAGGTGGAGGTACGCCGAGTAAGGTAGCCTTGCTACGTGCTGTTGTGAATGTGTACACCTTCTTAGCGTTCGTAGCTCGTTCGCCCTCCGGGCCTTCGGTCAGGGCTCGGTAGAGTTCACTGCCCTTGGCGGCGAAGGTTTCCTTGTAAGGGAGGCCGTTCATCCGTATAGACATCCGTAAACCATCCCCCAGATGAGAGCGAACAGGATGGACAACAGCGTCAGGCCGAATGCTACTTTACCAAGCACTCCTGTAAGTGCCAAGAGCCCTACGAACACGAGGATAGCAATTGACAGGGATTTAATGTATTTCATTTTTCCTCCTTGTTTGGTTTCCAACCCACTGTTTCCCAGCTAACAACCGTATCTAAGTCGCCACGTACAGGTTGCTTGCGATGCAGGTATTGTTCTGCTGCCAGCGATATTTCTCCCGTGTCGATGAAGACAACTTGGTAGCTAGCGGGAAGCACCGGATTGAACCCTTTATACTTCGTCACCACTACCTCCATGCCGTTGTATTTGACATCAGGAGGCCACTCTACCCCTTCTACGATGAGGCGTTCACCTACTTGATACTTAGCCATGATTGCTAACTTCCGGCTTGGTGAAGGTCAGGCCATGAATCTCGGCAATCTTTTTCAATCGACTGTCCAGCCGTTCAGTAGAGCCTTCCCAATCAGCGAAGCTGGCCTCTCCGCTGAAGTAGTCATGCGCACTTTGAATATGCTCGAACATGGTATGGTAAGCTTTAATTTCAGGCGGCAGGACATCACCGAAGCGGAGTAGGATGCCGCTCACGCCTGTACCGCAGTCACCCGTGGCTACGTCCATATCCGGTACGTACACATCGTCAGGGATGCGGCAACCAACAGCACAGGACAGCGTTTGGCCGTCTACTTCTGCCCGGTACAGGCAGTTGCCATTAGCGGTAGCCGGGCGACCTTGCTTGTACAGGTGGGCCACTACTTGGTCGAATTCATATTGCATGGTGTTCATTTGGTTTCTCCTTAAATTGGGTTATACTACCTAGCTACATAAGCCTTGTCAACTCAAATCGCTTGTTAGCGTACGAAGGGTGATCTTTGTGGTTGCAGCCCATACGTACGCTCCATTCTGTGAATGGGTTGTTCAGGGCCACTAGGCCGCAGCCAGTACAGTAGCGCTTACCTGTACCCTTAGCTACGGCGTCGAAACGATGGCCGACGTGTTTGTACGGCTCTGGTTTGTCGTTAGCCATGCTTCTTGTACTTTTCCATGCAATCCATAGTGCCATACGCCATAGCTAGTGCTGCTAGGACATTCAGGAAAGGGAAGACTGAAAAGCCGAATGCAGCTACCACCATCACACTCCAGTCCGACGAAATCATCCCGAGGCGGGACTTTGACTCTTGCACGAACCATGTGGCTGTCACGATACAGCCAATCAGTCCGATTACGTACAGTATTGCAAACATGTCAAGCTCCTTTCACGCACAGGACGGCACGAAGGCGGTGAACGATGTCCACCAGCGATTCTTGGTTCTTCATCACTACTTCGATGTCTTTGTAGCTACTTGGAATCTCGTCCAGTACAGCATCGTCCTTCCGGCACTCTACGCCCTTCGTTTGTTCCACGAGGTCTGCGACGGTGAACTGTTTACGCGCTGCCGTCCGGGACATTTTACGGCCGGAACCGTGGCTGCATGAACAGTATGATTCCTTGTTTCCTTTGCCTCGTACAATGAAGCTGGTTTTACCCATAGCGCTGGGAATAATGCCCAAGTCGCCTTCTCGTGCCCGGATAGCGCCCTTGCGAGTGATCCAAAGGTTCTGTCCAAAGTGATTCTCCTTCTCTACGTAGTTATGGTGGCAGTTAATTGCCTCTTCGGTAATGCTGAATTCCTTTCGGATTTCTTGCTTCATAGCTTCCAGCACGGCGGCTAGCATGGTCTTGCGATTCTCCATCGCGTAGTCCTGTGCCCATGCCACGGCAGCTACGTAGTCATCGAACAGGTCATCACCTTGTGGAAGGTAGGCGAGGTCGCCGTCAGGCAGCTTGATATGGAATCGCTCCATCAGTTCCTTGGCCTTGTCGATGTAGTAACTACCAATCATGTTGCCGATGCCACGGGAGCCGGAATGCAGCATCACCCAGACATCTTCGTTCTCATCAATGCAGATTTCGATGAAGTGGTTGCCGCTACCAAGCGTACCTAGTTGGTGTGCTCCTTTTGTCGCAGCTTTGGCTACATCCCCGTCGAACACGTTAAGAACAGAGGACGGGATATCGAACGCGTACCCTCCCTTTAGCACGCCTGCACCCCAGTTATCCGGGATGTCTCGGGTCTTGTGTTGTCCAGCGCCCACAGGAACACGTTGCTCGATGGCAGAGCGAAGCCGGGACAGGGAGTCGGGCAGATCGGACGCTTTCAGCGACAGACGGCACGCTACCATGCCACAGCCGATGTCAACTCCACAGGCGGCTGGGACTAAGGCCGAGGTAGTCGCAACTACGCTACCTATTGTTGCACCTTTACCAAGATGGACATCAGGCATTACAGCAATGCCAGTCTTAGCCACAAAAGGTAGACGGGCGATGTTTTTCAACTGCTGCAAAGCATCTGGCTCTACATCATCCGTCCAGATTTTGATAGGCTTGGAGCCGGTTTCGTAGATAACTTGCTTGGCCGTGGTGTTTTGTTGGGTCATTTTCTTCTCCTTATTTCGTACGGATGCCGGCGATAACTTCCAGCAGTAGCGTCTTCACTTCGTTCTTGCCCCAGCTATTCTTGGTTTCCAAGATAGCGTAGAAGGTAGCTAGTTGTTCTTGTGTCATTTTCTTCTCCGTTCATTTGTTTAAGTTCGTCGAACATATTGGCGCTTAATATACTTACCGTTTGCAATAAGGGCAGTAAACAGTTGGCGTAGATTGCACCCAGCCACAAAATCGGCAAGTAATAATATTAGAGTAGTACATTTTATATAACATTACGTTTACCTTAAATTTTCATTGATAAGTTGGTCACACATGTTCCAGAGCGTCTTGTCGCCTTCCTTCAGTGCCTCGTCCAAGAGGATGCGCTTCTCCGGCAGGTACACTTTCTTGGCGTACTCTACGTCGTCTTTTACGTAGTCTAACATGTTAGCGTAGCTATCGGCAAGCTTAATCGTCTTCACCGTTGGGCAGCATCTAGCTAGCCTAGCTACCTCAGACCGGAAACGGAATTCGCGTGGAGGGGCGGGCTTCGTGTTCCACTCCCGTTTGGTCATGCCCTGTACAAGCCGGGCGACCTCCGGGCCGAACTCGTGTTCGATCATCCACGCTGGTACGTCTGTGTCTTCCAGTACGTCATGCAGGCTGGCCGCGTCGAGCATCGACTGGGACACGTATGGGACGTGATCCAGAAGGAGTTGACGTACCTGCTCCGGGTGGACGTGGTAGGGAAGGCCGGAGTATTTCCGGGTCTGGCCGACAGCCGCATGAGCGGCCATAGCGAATATCTGGGCCTTCATAGTGTCACCTCCATTCTGTTATTAAAATCATCAGGCGTACGGAAATACAGGGCTCCCGTGGCCGTGTCTTGGTACACCATCAAGTCGTCAAGCAGCTTTGACGTTCCAGAGCCTTTTGCGAGGCCCAGAAGAACGTAGGAGCCACCTTTGCCGATACAGGTGTAGCGTTGCCGCGTCGGCTGTGCTGCCATCGCCTGCACCACCTTTGCACGGCCAGCGGCAGACGGGTGAATGCCGTCCGGACCCGGCCCGGGGATCACCTCGGCAAGCATTTGCATGTCGTGGGCAAATTCTGGCGTCGGCTGTGCTGTGGGCGCAGCGGCCAAGGCGCGATCAAAGTAGGCACGGTCATGCACGTCACCGATGTCATCCGGCGGCGGCTGTGCTGCGTCTTCGGCGTCAGCGCGATCCAGTGCGGCATTGATCTCAGCCTGCTGTTCTGTCGTCGGCTGTGCTGTGGGCGCGGTGAGATACTTCGATATCTCAGCACTGACCCTTTCCCGTTCATCTTGATCCTCGATGCAATCGATATTCTGCTGCGCCCACTCTAGCAGCTTGCGAGGCACTAGCACGTCATACGCCTGCGCTGCTGCCTCTGCCACTGGTTGAACCACGCGCAGTGTGCGGAATTCGTACAGGTCAGCCCACTGCGGATTCCGCGCAATGCTGGTCGGGCCGTCTACATCGGTTGTGTACCACTGGCCGCCCGCTTGGCTGCCCTTGGAAGGCCGCATCTGGTAGACCAGTTCCCCGCCCGCCGTGCGCTGGGTGGCATTGAGAGCGAGCCGCGCGATTTCCTTGCGAAGATCAAGGATTATCGGATCGTAAATGGCGGCTTCTTCCCGCCGCGCCTCTTCCGCACGGGCGGCGGCCACGGCGTCAACCTGATCTTGCGTGAACACGGCTCGGCGATTTTCTTGACCCGGCTGCGCAATCGTGATCATCGTGAATGCAGTGCTCGTGTGCCCGTCGAATGTTAGTTCGTACAGGTATCCCGCTGGCCGTGGCATCTGCACAGCCGTCTTGTCGTTCGTGTTTTCCATGATCATCCCTTCAATTTTCGGTAGAGTATCTGCGCCAGCGAGATCAGCGGCCACCACACGGGCGGGCTGAGTAGGCAGTAGTGCCAGCTCATTTCGGCTCCCAGTCGTAGCCCTTTCCATTGCAGTCGGAGCACCCACCCGCTTCGGAGTAGGCATTGATGACGCCTTCGCCTGTCCCTTTGCAGCCTGCGCAAGTCACCTTCTCAGTCTCCTCGCCCGCAGGTGGCTGCTGTGGTGTGGCAAAGTCCGGGTTGCAGAGATTGCAGCCATACGGCTTGAAGGCGTCGCCAGTAGCGCAATCGCATGCAGGCTGCTGCGGTGCTTTGGCTTGTGGTTGCACAGCATGAAGCTTTGTACCTTCTGGCAGCCGCTCGTCCGTGAGCCATTTCAATGTGTTGCCGTACCCTGCACCGAAGCGCTCCCAGCCCACCACCTCAGCCACGGCTTCACCCTCTGGCGCAGCGAGACGGGCGCGCAGGTCGGCGACAACTTCGTCAGGGCCGCCAGTCTTGCCAAGCAGGACGGCGATTGTCGCCATGGCGTTGATGGCCGCGTCTCCGTCCTCCCGCGCCTCTTCCCGTGCTGCGGCAATGGCGGCGTCGATGTGGTCGGTCATCTGCTTATACGCACCGGAAGCGCCCCCGAAAGGCCGTGCCGCCCGGTACTGCATTGCAAGCTCGTGGAACTCACGGCTGTGGATTGTCTTCCCCGGCGCAGCGCTGGCAGATGGCTTTGCTTCAGGCGTTGCCCGTTCCATGAACTTAACGCCGATGGACGAGGCTGGAATCCCTGCAATAATGCCCATAGCCTCTTTCAATTCCTTGCTCATGCGTTTCTCCTTTATTCGGCCCAACGGGCCGTAATGTTCTTCACCGTCGTAGATGTCCAGTCACCGCCCCGTGCGGTTCTCGTACCGTTTGCGTTGAACTCGGCTGCAATCTTCCGCAGGGACATGCCTTGACGCTGCATACGCTCGATAGCAGGGCGCATGTTCTTTGCGAAGTCGTCAGCGTCGGAAGTAACCTTCGTACGAGCCATAGCTAGAGACGTGTGGATGCCCTTGACCACTCGGCCATCATCCGTGATGCGATCTTCGATGTTCGGGTTGCCCAGCTTTTTACCTTGAGCCTTGAGCACGCTAAGGGCTTCCTTCGTGCGGATGGAGATAAGGACACGCTCTCGCTCAGCTACCACGGCGTGGATACCAAACATGAACTTGTCTACGTCTTCACCGAGGTTCAGGGCGACGATAGGCGTTTTTGCTTTACTCAGGTGCAGCAATACTTCCGCATCACGGCTGAGACGGTCAAGACGGTTAACTGCTACGGTCGCTTTGTGCTTTGCAGCGAGCTTGAACGCACGCGAGAGCATGATCCTACCATCAACTGGCACAGCACCGCTAATCACTTCTTCGAAGACGTGTACAAGGTCGTAGCCTTTGGCAGCAGCCCATTGCTGGAGTGCTTCACGCTGGGCCTGAAGACCCAGACCAGACTTGCCTTGCTCTTTGGTGGAAACGCGAACGTAGCCGACGATTTTCTTGGACATTTGAATTCTCCTGATGCGTTGTTGATTTAGTCATCATACCGAGTAAATCAACAACGGTCAAGAGAATTCTGCGATGTTATGCTGCTTTCGCAATTTCCGGTTCGTTGGCTGGCAGCGCTTCAGCCAGAGTGTCAGCGAGCGCAGCCAGTTCGAAGGATGTCAGGTTGGCCGGGACGAGCGCAGCGTGGCCCATAGCGATCAACCGCGCAACGGACTGCTCACGGAGTTGGTTGGACTTCATCTCGGCGTACAGGTCGATCTGGAGGGCGTGGGCGGCTTTCAGCTTGCCCTTCAGTTTACTGACAACCTTGTACTCCTGAATCGAGAAGGAAATTTCGCCGGTGGCCTTGAAGTTCAGGGCACGGTCTTTGGCGTGGCCGACTGCCGCGTCGAGGGTTGTGATCGTGTCAGCGTTGCGGGCGATCAGGGATTGCAGAGTAGCGTTTTTCATGGTGTGGGAACTCCTATTTAAATTGTCTTGAAGGTTTTTAGTTATCGTTGCTAAGCTCTTGCGGCGAGTCAACGAAACGAATTATATACGTACTTTTACGGAAATCCAGTGTTTTTCGGAAATATTACTGAAAATATTTTTCTGTTGTTTCCGCACACACTAGTTGACACCCATCAACTTTTCTGTACTGTACATTCATCCAGTACTGCACCCCTCGCCTTAAGGCGTTTGGCGTCTCTGGCAACAGCCAGCGTCTCTGCACGGGACATCTTTGGCTTTTCTGAAACGTTGCCGATAGTACTACGAAGTTTCTCCACAGTACTGTTGTCTCGGTACATTGCCACAGAGAAAACATTGCCGAAAATATTCGTATCGCCCGGATTTGTCACCGTGTCAACTACGTAACCATCCAGCGCTTTTTGCACCACGGCCTCTACGAACGCTGGCATTGTTCTTTCGCTAACTTCAATGCTATGTGGTTCGATTGTCATTTCTTTCCTCCTTCGATCACGGCCAAGAATGGCCCTTTCTCATCCTTCAGGTAAGCCGCTACCAAGCTGATAGCCTCAGTGTGGCTTTCTACCTTGCTTGCTTCGAGTTGACCCAGTTTGCCTTCCTTATTCCGGTAATACACGTTGAAGGAAGTCGGGGCGGGCGGGATACTAGGTAAGTAGAACGCCATGATCACATCTCCGCTGCGTACATCTGTTCACCCATGCGCTCCCGGTTCATACGGTGGCGGTCCTCCTTCCACTTCGGCTGCTTACGGTAGCTAGCCCGTGTATCGTCTTCACCCCATGCATGAGCACGGCCATCACGGCGGGCTGGGCTGGTTTTCACACGGGTAGGCATGTCATCGAAGTTCATGGTACGGCTCATTTTAGGCTCCTAGTTAGGTTGGTTGTCTAACCCCGTTTCCGAGGTAGTAACGCTATCTTACAAGCTTCCTTCCTGTTTCGCAAGTGCTATTTTTGGTTGGAAGTAGGCTAAGCCCTTGCTAGTCATGTACGTAGTGGGCGGAGCTACCCGTCCGTCAGGGAGTTTGTAGCTATTGAATGCAGACTCCAGCCACCCAGCCTCGATTACGCGCTGATAGGGCACGTTGTTGTGCTGAAGGTACATGTGCTTACGCAGGTACGCGAAAAGCTTGGTACGGCCCGTTTTAAGCAGCTTGGCTGCATCGTTCAAAGAGTACACAGTATCTCCTGCTACAACTGCGTCGTGGAATTCCACCTTCGGCTGAGCCTGAACGATTGCGGTAGTGGCGATAGCTAGCTGGGCCTTGGCTGTGTTCTCTGCTTCACGGGCTTCGATCCAAGCTCTGGCTGCTGCGATAGGGTCATCGAAGTTCGGAAGCACTGTGACGGGCTTGGCAAGCTTCTCTTCCGCCTCCACCCATGCATCGAACACCTTGGCCTGAAGCTCGTAGCTGTACGACATCGCCATCAGGCAGGCTTCGCGCTTAGGGAAGTTGTAGATCGCACGGGTCATCGTTCCACCCTTTCCGCTGGTGTACTGATTGGTTCCAATAAATTTTGGAGCCAATTCCTGCCCGAGTACAGTCGGCACTTTAGCCATGAAACTGTCGTGGCGAAGCTCGGCCTTGCCCGGCTCACGCGTAGCGTTGATGTACGCGACCATCTCAAGGGATGACATGGTTGCCACGCCGTTTGTGGTAGATAATACAATATTCACTTAAGTTCTCCTTGTGGAAGTTGGTAGGAGGCCGCAGTCTACTAGCTACCTACCTAGCTGTCAACTACCTTCGCCGGGCTTGACAGGAACGTAGGTAGCGTGTATAATGGTTTTAAAAGCAGTAGTACTATGTTATATAACTAAGTAGTACAACTCTGTTATATACCCTCCTTTCTCTCTCCTTTAAAGAGAGAAAGAACCTAGTAGTACAACTTAGTTATATACTATAGTTATATAACACATTACATGTAGTGTACAACTAAGTAGTGTACTACACATTAGCATGTGGGGTTGACATAGTTAGCTAGATAGTGTATAATCTCAGTTATTTACCGGAGTACGTACAATGAGCAAGGTAGTGGAGGCCGTAGAGTCTCCGGTTTTCGTGAAACGAAAGCATGAACTGGCTGACCTGTACAAGAGCCTAGAGCGGGCTACGCCTGCTGCCGTAGACCTTCTTGTACAAACGATGAACAACGAGGAATTGTCGCTGAAAGAGCGGCGTACAGCCGCAGAGAAGCTGATTGACCTTCAGGTCAAGGTGGCAGAGGTAGTGTCTAAGGATGGCTTGCTACGGCAAGTAGCAGAGATTAAGGCTAAGGGGATGATTCCCCAGCTATCAACTGCTGGTGGTACACAGAAGAAGCAAGGCCCGTCTATCGACTTCGACAACTTGCAGGAAGTATAACCTGACGGTATTTAGGTAGCTAGCTATTGACAAATGCAGGATCGTCGGTTATACTCGCTTTACCTGAGAGATTCAGGGCAGAATTAGTAGTACAGTTTGGGTAGCTGCCGAGTCTTGATTGACCTACCGAAAGGAGGTGATCGTATCTCGAAGGAGCGTTGTTGCATCGCTCCCGGCGTAATATCCTGTCCCCGAAATAAGCTAGTTACGGGTTGCTCCGATTAGCTTATACGGCAGCTACCCTTCAGAGTAAGTCCCGGCAATAGTCTATTGTGCCTTCGTGGCTTGTTAGAGGCCGGGCAGCTATAAACGCCGAAAGGCGGCAGTAAGTTGTAAATGTTTCTCCTTGACCGTGGTGGGTCCTGACACCGTGCCAACAGGTGTCCCCGTATCAGTAAGCGGGACCGAACAATTCCGGTTTAGCTCATCTGGTAGAGCAGGCGATTTGTAATCGTCAGGTGGCGGGTTCAAGTCCTGCAACCGGAACCACGAGCCTGAGAAAGCGCAGGGTGCGGGTAGTGACGCAAGCGTCGTTAGTATCAAATCCCATTACACACGGGGAGATAGTGTGTACGTCCGAAGAGAACGTTAAAGGTCCGACCAACAAACGATGTCGTTAAACTCTTTTAACTGTGTGTAGCCCCGTAATCAGGTAGCGGCCTCGCCTTGGAAGCGAGTGGGAAACCCTTGGTGGATCGAAGCCACCCACACAGACCAGAATAAATTTTGTAGCTAGCTATTGACAAACGTAGGTAGCTATGATAATATGTCGTTCCAGTGGCAGATAGACGACTCCGCGCTAATAATAAAAGCGCCTGAAGTGTGAAAGATCAATTGCGATAGAGATGTAGTGGCGCATGTGAGTCTCATAAGCTCACAGGACGGTTCGATTCCGGCGTTCGCAACCAGAATAGGAAGTGCGCGTCACGCCTGTCGGTAGCATTTGCAAGCCGAAAACTCGACGCGAATTCGACACGAGGAGACTAGCGTGTCGTCTTACAAACCGGGATCACATGCAAGCCGGGACTAGAATACAGAACAATTGGCTAGAATCCAAGCAAGGTGCAAGGACTTGACTGTTAATCAATGAATAGCTCGGTTCGATTCCGAGGTAGCCAGCCAAACATAAAGCGATTTAACGAATCGCACTCGGGAGCAGGGCAAGTGCGTTGCCTATGTCTCTGAGTCGCTTTATGTTTACGCACAAGTCGTCAATAGTAATTTCTCGCTAACGCTCGAAACGAAGGAGACGCTAGATTGTGCGTTTAGATTTAAATGCGTCCAAGCTCAAGGTGAGCCGCATGCCTTCCAAGCATCGCAGAGTAGGGTTCGATTCCCTCTGGGGGCTCCAAGTTATCTAGAGTTTCGCTACCTTAGATAGAGGCTACTCCGTGCCTCCACAAGAAACGGACAGAACAATGGGCTGGTGGCTGATGGAAATCTGGTACACCTAACGGTCTTAGAAACCGTGCTTTTGAGGGTTCGAATCCCTCCCGGCCTACCAATCATTGCCGTGAGACGAGTACGTCTAGCGTCGCAGGTTCGAGTCCTGCCACGGGGTGTCTCCCGTGCAGAATCATCGTAGTGAACACCCGTTCGGAAGGGTACCGGGCTGTAACCCCGTGGTCGGCTAGTCCGTCTAGGTTCGAATCCTAGTCACTGCACCAAGTAGTAGGGTTCGATGCGTGTAAGTATCGTGTTCCAAGGAGGCTAGATATTGCCTCGCCTGAAACCAAACAATATACCATTAGTGCAAAGGTCAGCACGTCAGACTTTCAATCTGAAGATGCCGGGTTCAAGTCCCGCATGGTATTCCATATAATAGTTGGTTAACTCAGTAGGTAGAGTACCTGTCTTACACACAGGCTGTCGCCGGTTCGATCCCGTCACCAACTACCAGAAACAACGGGGAATCTAGAGGGCTAGACGCTGCACTTGCACTGCGGTAGGAAGGGTTCGAGTCCCTTATTCTCCACCATCCCCGATCCGACGGATTCGGTTCCGGCGCTACGAACGCTGATTGGCCCGTTCAACTCGGGCATTGGGGTCCAGATATGGAAGATTAACTAGCCGGGGCGCTAGCGGTGATTGCTAATCACTTGGTGTGCGAAAGCGCATGGCAGTCGGGATGTCAGTCTTCCGCCAAGAGAGTGAATTGCTGGTACGGTCCTGCTTAGGCTACGAGCAACCAGACGATGAATTAGCCCGGCACGTAAAGCAGGCTACAGAACATGGAGACTTTAGCCGAGAGAGGACTAGCGGCAGCGATCTTGAAAATCGAAGGCCGGTTAGTAGCCGGTGTGTGAGTTCGAGCCTCACAGTCTCCGCCATAATCGCCCTTAGAGGCCTGTAAGCGTTCCCCGAAAGGGACTTGTCAGTAAGCCTCATCCCTAGAGATAGTTCTAGTCGCTTACAAACTGTCGGTTGGCCGTAGATTCAATCCCGAAGTACAAGGGTGACGAAGAACGGCGTGATGGCACTAATGTGCATGACTTTTAGCCAGTGGGAATAGTAAACTGGATTTCAATAGTGGTGTAGCTCAGTGGCAGAGCAAACGCTTGATAAGCGTTAGGTCGATGGATCGTTCCCATCCTCCACTACCAGAACAGATGGGGGTTTGTCATCTGGTGATGACATTGCGCTTTGACCGCAAGAAGAGGCGTTCGATCCGCCTACCCTCTGCCAAACATGTTAATAGATGTCTAAGGACTATCATTGAGCCAAGAAAAGAAACAGACGCAACTAGGTATGAATCCTAGCACTGCAAGTCAAAGATTGACACGAGATTTGCTATATAACTTCGTAGTTACCACAGGAAATAATAACTGTTATAAGTGTGGAAAGAACATGTCAAGAGATACGTTTTCTGTAGAACATAAAACTCCTTGGCTGGATAGCGAAGACCCCGTAGGGCTTTACTTCGACATAGATAACATCTCATTTAGCCATCTAACATGTAACGTTGCATCACGTAGGATGCGACCTGTAAGTGGTTGCGGAACTAGGGCAAACTACGAAAGAGGGTGTAGATGCACAGGATGTAAATCTGCCGCTTCGGATACCTATAAAGGTAGATACACAGCGAGTTCCCGAAGAGAGCGTTACAAGCGAACAGGAAATTAAACAAATGCGTCCGAATGTCCCGTAGAGGCGAGCGAGGCTCCAAACCTTGCTGTGGTAGGTGCAACTCCGTACCGGGCGTGCCATATTAACTACCTAACCATCACTTGACAGGAACCTAGCTAGGTAGTATAATAGCAGAGTAAAGACTTCAGCCAGTGCAACGCTGGCGACAAGATGGCAGTTTCACCCCTTTGGGCCTTGGCCGTGGGAGAAGGTGGCTGTCAATGATGGAGAGGGCAGGGAGCAAGCCCTGAGAGTGAATGTAGCATCGGTTGGTAGCTGACATTCCGCTGATAATTTATACAAGCCTCGTGATCTGAATGGTTACGGGGCTTTTTCGCGTTAAAGGAGATTTCATGGGAAGACCCAGAAAAAATCCGGTAGCGCAGGCATATGACGAAGAAGAAGAAAAGCCTATCGTACTCGGCCCGTGCTCACCGAAACAAAGACTCGTACTGCAAGACCATTCTACCGACATCCTGCTAATTGGCGGCGGTGCTGGTGGAGGCAAGAGCTATCTAGCGTTGCTAAAGGCGCTGAAGTATTGTCAAGACCCGGCAGCACGGGTTCTAATCGTCCGTCTGACATATCCAGTGCTGAAAGCGATTGGTGGTCTGGTGGACGAATCGCAGCAAATCTACAGCCTGTTCGGAGCGGAGTGGAAAGTTCAACCGCTCGAATGGCACTTCCCTAACGGGGCCATGATCAAGTTCGTGGCGATGCCAGCGAATCGTCAAGAGGTTCAGGGCTGGCAGGCAACCAATATCATCGTTGACGAAGGGGCTGAATTCCAACTGGAAGACATCCTAGCCCTGAAAGAGCGTATCCGTGGTGCCCGATACAAAGGCAAGCTGGGTATGACTATCACATGCAACCCGAACCGTAATAGCTGGCTGTATCCATTCGTGGAGTATTGCCTGAACCCAGAGGACGGCGTTCCGCTGCCGGGCACAGAGGACCGTGTTCGCTACTTCATCGTACGCAATGGTAAGGTGCTCTGGGGAGATACCGAGGACGAGCTATTCGAGCTTCACGGCGAAGGTCTGAACCGTGACCCTAAGAAGGGTCGCCTGACGTTCATGCCGACATCGTTCCGGTTCATTCCGATGGATGTCTACTCGAACCCTGTCCTGCTGAAGAACAATCCGGGCTACCTCGCCAACCTTCAGTCTGGTACACGCGTATCTCAACTTCGATTCCTGTATGGATCGTGGACAGCCGTTCCAGAAGGCAGCAGCGTCTTCAATCGTGAATGGATCAAGATCGTAGAGTTCCCGCCAACAAACCCCGCACAGCGTGTCCGTAGCTGGGACTTGGCACACTCCGTGCCTAGCGAGACGTACCCTAACCCTGACTGGACAGCCGGAGTTCGCATGAGCCGCACCCGTGAGGGTATGTACTGCATCGAGCACGTAGAGCGCGACAGAAAGCTTACGGACGGCGTGGTGAGGATGATTATCGACACCGCTACGCACGAAGACGGACTTGAGCAGCTAGTGACGATCCCACGAGACAACGGAGGCGGTAAAGCTGCCACACAGTTCTTCCTCCGGGCCTTTGCGGAGGCTGGCATGCACGTACGAGGCATTCCTATCACGAACCAGAGCAGCAAAATGCAAAGGTTCCTGCCGTTCTGTACGCTGGCCGAAGCCGGGCTGGTAACAATGGTCCGTGCTCCGTGGAATGAAGACTTCTTGACAGAACTGGAATACTTCGACGGTACACGGAATGTCAAGGATGATCAGGTCGATGCTACTAGCGATGCGTTCAACACGCTTGCTAAGCAAACAACTATGCCTACTATCCGCGTACCTGATATGACGAATCCCAATCCGGTTCCTCGTATCTAACTAGCTTACTACCATACTACTTGACAAACGTCAAGCGCTGTGGTATTATTCTCACATATTCAAAAAGGAGCACAAATGGCAGCTAAGAAGACAGCTACGGCTGATACCGGCGCTGGCCTAGCAGCCGATCCCGGAGTAGCAATGCCGAGGATTAGCCTCCAAGAGCAAGGCTTCGTAGGGTTGAGAACGACCAACGGAGCCATCATCGAAGAAGCTAACCGTGCGTTCAGATTCCCTCAGTTCCTCAAGGTAGTTAGCGAGATGCGTACCGATCCAACAATCGGTGCAGCGTTGAATGTCTACCGAATGCTTCTGAAGCGTCCTAAATGGAGCGTTAAACCCCCAGAGAAGGCCACAGAGACAGAGAAGAAACGTGCCAAGGCTCTTGAGAGCATGATGTACGATTTGGAAGACGGAGATTGGTCAGATTTTATCTCGGAAGTGTCTACGTACCTTGAGTACGGATTCGCAATTCACGAGAAAGTATATCGTCGCAGGCTAAAGCGAAACGGCAGTAAATTCAATGACGGGCTAGTAGGAATTAGAAAGCTAGCTCCACGAGGTCAAGATACCATTCGCCACTGGAATTTCTCGCAAGACGGGAGACAGTTGGAAAGCGTAGGCCAGAGTCTAGCTAACATGGAAAACGGAGCTAGATACTCCAACCTCAAAGACGAAAACGGTCTAATCACCATCTCCCGCGATAAGTTCCTACTCTTCTCGGTAGACAGCGTGAAAGGCAACCCGGAAGGGAAATCGATTCTAAAGTCGGTTTATCTGCCTTACAAACAACTAACCATGCTCCGGGATCAGCAACTACTTGGTATCGCCAAGGACTTGTCGGCAATCCCTATCGTGTCGCTTCCACCTCAGTACATGGACCCAGACGCTTCACCCGAGAACAAGGCTGTATATAAAGCCTATCAAGACTTGGTGAACAACGTAGCGGCAGGGACGCAGCGAGGCATCGTTATGCCAACTGTGTTTGATCCAGAGACTAAAGGCAAGCTGTTCGAATTCAGTTTGCTTGAAGCCAAGGGCGGTAGCAAGTTTGACCTCCAAGATATTATCAAGCAGCTTCAGAATGACATCTTTGTCGCTCTGTCTGTAGACGTTATTACGAAAGACGGAAGTGATGCCGGATCGTTCAGCATCAAAGACACGAAGACAAACCTTTGTGCGATGGCTGTTGAACACCGCCTGAGTGAAATTCGTAACGTTCTGAATAAAGACTTGGTTGCACAGGTATATGCCCTGAATGGATGGGAGCAGGATCGTCTGCCTACGTTCGAGTATGGCGACATTGCCGACGTGGATAGCGAAGCATTCTCTAAGCTGGTTCAACGTGTTGCTTCTGTAGGCCTAGTGGAGATTGACCGTGCTGTTCTGAACAAGATTCGGGACGTTATGGGAATTGATCTAAAGCCGGAAGACGAGGAAGTAGACAAAGAGAATCTGACTGGAGCATCAAGTAAATCTGGTGCAGGAATGGAACCGGGAACCACCGGGGAAGGTACTGCCAAGATCGGGGGCAAGTCGAAGAAAACCGACAAGTCAGCATCCAACGCAGACAACGCAGCATGAGGTAATAAATGAAGACACAACGACCTGTACGTCGCCTAACAAGCGAGTTGTACAACAAGCCACATCTAATCTCGCCACATGCATTTGACGAGATTGCATCGTACCTCGCGGTGCGTAATGCAGGGATGATGGCTCAGGTCGATACAGTGAGTGAAAACCTTGACCAGCCTAGCAAGGCTGGCAAGATTGGACTGATTAATATCCACGGCAGCTTGACTAATAAACCTGTTGAATCTCTTTGCGGAGCTACAGGTACAAGTTACGCCGGGTTGCTAAATCAGTGCGATGCACTTATCGACGCTGGATGCAAGACAATCGTTCTTGACGTTAGCTCAGGTGGAGGTGAAGCATTCAATTGCTTCCAAACCGCCGACGCAATGCGCTCCATGGCCGACAAGAACAACGTGTACGTAATTGCCTACGTTCAGGACTGTGCCGCATCAGCGGCCTACGCCCTTACCGTGATGGCAGATGAGGTGGTAGCTCACCCACAAGGAACAATCGGCTCTATCGGCGTTCTGGTGGCTCTGATGAACAATTCCAAGGCGCTTGAGAAGGCTGGCCTGTCGCGTACGTTCATCACCGCTGGAGACAACAAGATTCCATTCGATGCAGACGGGGAGTTCCGAGAAGGGTTCCTAGCTGACATTCAGGCGAATGTGGACGAACTATATGGTCAATTCTGTGCTCACGTCAGTAAATACACTGGACTGTCCACAGACGAGATTAAGGCTACGGAGGCGTCTGTTTACCGGGCACCGAAGGCTCTTGAGCTTGGACTGATTAATTCTGTGATGACGAATGAAGAATTCGCAGATTACCTTCAAAAATTCAAATAGGAGCATTCGTGAAGGACACCCTTAAACGCCTCTTTGGAGGCCCAACCCCTGCGGAAGCAGAATCAAAGAAAGAAGACGTAACGATGACAATTGAAGATGTTAAGCCAGACGCTACGGTTGACGCAAGCGCTAATACAGTAGCAACCCTGACAGCTTCGCTAGAAGCCGTTACTACTGAACTGGCCTCGGCCAATGCAAAGATCGCGGAGCTTACCGCTCTGGTAGACGCTGCTACGGCATTTAAAGCCGCAGCAGAACGCGAGGCTGCTGAACTTAAAGCAACCGCACGTAAAGAGAAACTTGTCGCAGCAGTAGGTACGGAAAAAGCCGATGCCCTGATGGCTGCTACAGCTTCGATGGACGACACCGCTTTTGGAACACTGGTTGCCGCAATGACGACTACGCTCACCGTAGAAGCAGCACAGCCAACCTTCCGTGAAGTCGGCGTTGAAGGGGAAGCATCCAAGGAAGGACTAGATGTGCTGGCAACGGCCTCGAAGAACGTCTTGGCTTACCTGAAAACAAATAAAGCTGAATAAGCTAATTCTTAACTACAAAGGAAATACACATGGCAGTTTTTGCTACCGAAGGTAAGTTCTCTCGTTGGAGCGATCTTGTAAAAATGAACGACACGCCAGAGCGTTTCGAATTCCACACCGACGTTGTGACGGCTAACGAGGCTGCACCAGTAACCTACTCGCTAGGCACCGTTCTAGGCAAGGTTACGGCAACTGGTAAATACGTAGTGTCGAAACAAGCTGCTGCTGACGGCTCGCAAGTTCCAGCAGCTATCTATCTGGGTGACGGAAAGATGGGCGCTGATGTCCCTACCGCTGTTGTCGCCGCTACCGATACGCCTGTTCTGGTTCTTAGCCGTGGCAAGGTTATCGTGTCCCGCGAAGCCCTGAAACTGGACGCATCGTTCGCTACCGCTCCACAGAAGCAAGCAGCATACGACGCACTGAAAGCAATTGGCCTGCTAGTCGAAGCCAGCTTCTAATCTGAAATAAAAGGAAATAAATAACATGGCAATTACCCGCGACTTCGCTAACAACGGTCAATTTAACGTTGTTGACTGGACCCAAGAAGTAAATACGATCCCTAACCAGTGGGGCACCATCGGTCAACTGGGCATCTTCTCCCAAGAGAGCGTAGCAGAGCACGTTGTAACGTTCGAAGAAATCATCAAGGATGGTGCGATTCTGGTTGACCGCGTTCGTGGCGACCGTTCGAGCCTGAACCAAGGTTCACAACGCAAGTTGCACGCGTTCCAAGTGCCGCACTTCCCACTGGAAGATGCGATCTATCCACAAGACATCCAAGGTAAGCGTGCCTATGGCTCCCCTGATGCAGCCGAGACGTTCGACGCCGTGCGTGCTCGCAAGATGCAACGTGTCCGTCAGAACCACGCATGGACGCTGGAATTCGCCCGTGCCTACGCACTGACGACAGGTCTAGTGTACGCACCTAACGGCACCGTGTCGCAAGACTGGTATCAAGAGATGACGGGTGCAGCACGCCCAGCAGCTATCGACTTCCTGCTAGGAACCGGCACGACCGACATTCTGGCGAAGATCGAACAAGCCATCGCTCAGATGCAAGACGCATCCGGCGCTGTCACCTACACTGGCATCGTAGCACTGTGCAGCACTGAGTTCTTCTCGAAGCTGATTTCGCACGCAACGATCAAGCAGGCTTACCAGTACTACACGTCTACGCAAGAACCTCTGCGTCAACGTCTGGCTGCTGGCGGAAGCATCACCTCGATGCACCGCGAGTTCTTCCACGGTGGTATCCGCTTCATCGAACTGCGTGACTCGTACGCCGGTCAACGTCTGATTCCAGCTAACGAAGCCTACTTCGTTCCAACTGGTACGGACTACTTCAAGACGTACTTCTCGCCAGCTAACCGTTTCGGTCTGGTGAACACGCTGGGTGAAGAAGTGTACTACTTCGAAAACATGAACGCCAATGGTACGGCGTACACCATCGAAACGGAATCCAACTTCGTTAACGCGCTGTTGAAGCCGCTGATGGTCATCAAAGCAACGACTTCTAACTAATAGTTAGACACTACGATGGCTTCCCTTCGGGGAGGCCGTTGTTTTCTGTGCCTTGGGCGTAGGACTGAGGTAGTTACCCTAGCAAGGTGCAGAAAACAATTTGAAAGGAACACTATGGCAATTCTTGATCCGACAACACCTATTGGCAAGATGCGTTTGCGAGTTGGTGATTACAGCGACCTTCCTATTTTCGGAGACGAGGTGTACACACACGCGCTAGAAGATTGTCAGGGCAATTTGCCTCGGGCATGCACTCTGGTAGCACAGTACATCTTGGCCTCGCTGACGGGACAGACGCACCAGAAGATGGCTCAGATCGAAGTGTACGGGAATCAGTGGTTTGACAACTACTTGGCGTTCGTAAAGGCTACGATCTTGAACCCAAACGTATGGAGTCTGGCACCGATGCCTTATACGCCGGTTACGCTGGACGAATGTGGACGACAAGTGGAAGTACCACTTGTACAGTTTCAGAAGGATTGGAACGCAAACTACGCCTATGGCACGCAATCTCAGGAGATGAGGCTTACATCCTTTATTCCTGTGTCTTACTTCTGAAGAGGTTTAGATGGCCTCTACACTAGACCCGTTCATTCGGGTAGTAATGAACATGATGAGGCAGTTCGGAGGGGACGGCCAGCTTGTCGTAACCTCCACCGGAGAGTATGACCCCGCCAGCGGTAAAACGCCGAAGGTTACGCAGAAGATTCCGGCGAGGGTAATCGTACTCGACTACATGCAAAAGATCGAAGGCGTCGGGAACAAGACAGGAACCATGATCCAAGACGGCGACAAGCAAGCGTTTATGCAGCCGTCTGCGGATGTCCCGACACCACGCCCGGAGATTGACAAGATTATCTACAAGGGCGTTCCACATTCCATCGTGTCATTTAAAGAGTTGAATCCGACAGGGACGAAAGCAATCCTTTACGAACTGTTCATTCGGCAGTAACAAGCTAGCTAGCTATTGACAAATGGCCGACCTTCGGCTATAATTCACATACATAGAAAGGCCGCAAGACATGTCGTTTCTAACTGACATCGAAGCCTTCGTAGAGAAGGCAATCTTGAAAGCCTCTAGCAGCGTAAGTAACGTAGCGGAAGACCTGATGACGGCTGTTGTGGTCAACACACCATCCCCGTCTAATCCCGGTCCATTCGCTAGTGGCTTACTAGCAAATCAGTGGTATCCATCTTTGGGCGAAGACTTCAGCGGCATGGTATCTAGCGATGCCAACGTCAACGGAAGTTCCAGCCTCTCCCGCATCAAGGTAGCCCTTTCATCTCAACCATTCCTCCGACAAGACGGCGTAGTTACGCTAACTAACAACGTCAGTTACGCTTACCGGGCAGAACATCTCGGCTGGCCTGCTGGAGAGGGAGATAACGGGTGGCATTGGTCAGGCCGTCAAGGCCCGTATGCAATGGTTTCTAAATCAATGGCATACGTCCAAGGGAAGTACAAAGTATGAATGTAGAACGCAACGAACTCCACGCAAGAATTAAGGCTCTGGGAGCCTCCCTGTCTGTGCCAGTGGCATACGAGGGAGTGTCCTTCACAAAGCCTTCCATCGACGGTCAAGACCTTCCATTCATCGAGTGCTTCATTCGCCCATCAGGAACGAAAAACGTAACTGTTGACGGCCTGCGTGTCCGAGACACCGGAGTGTTCAAGGTGAATGTCTGGGGTCCGTCCGGGTCTGGAACAGGAGATGTAGACGACATCGCACAGAGCGTCGTGAGTGCATTTCCAATTGTCCCAAAGACAGGAGAGGTAAGCATCGAAAGCACGCCCTCGATTGGAGGGCTGATAACCGATGTACCGGGGTGGCTAATCCGTCCCGTGACCATTTCGTATCGTTACGAACATTAACGAATACCACTTTATAGAGGACTCAATGGCAGTAATTACAAACACAAGCAAGAACGTGCTAGGCCCGTTCAATGCTCCAAAAACAGCACTCACCGCCGCAGATACGCTTACATACGTACCTAACATCGGTGCAGAGCTAATCCTATACAACACAACTGGCGCTCCAGTGAATGTCACCATCGACGGTTCGGGCGGGACGACAGTTCCAGTTCCAGATACGGGCGGGGCAACCTTCTCCGTGGCAGCAGGTTTGGTAGTACCTGTGCCAGCTAACGATTTTACCATCGTTCGGCTAGATACCATCGCGGCTTTCCTTAAAGGCACCGTATCAGTTACGGGCGGAACCGGCGTAGTAGCAATCATCATTCAGTAATTACTAAGGAAGCTAATAAATGGCAACTCAAGCACAAACAGTAGCAGGTTCAAGCCTGAAAATTTCGGCAGCTAAGCCTGCCACGTACGATGCAGCAGGATTCGGGGCGCTGGCCTTTACGACAGTTGGTGAAGTTACCGACATCGGCTCGCTAGGTAAAGAATACACGCTGGTAACTCACAACCCAGTTGGCGACCGCAAGACCTATAAGTTCCGTGGTTCGTACAACAACGGTGCTCTGGCACTGAAGCTAGCTAAAGCCCTGTCTGACGCCGGTCAAGCAATGCTGCTAGCTGCGTCGGAAAGCGACACCTCGTACTCGTTCTGCATCACTCTGCAAGACGGTAAGAAAATGTATTTCACCGGTATGACGATGAGCTTCATTACCAACATCGGTACGGTTAATAACATTCTGGGCGCTGATGTCAAAGTCGAAATCGACAGCGATATCGTTCAGACTGTCTAAGTAATAACCGGGGGCTCCGGCCCCCGTTTTCTAACAAGACTTCAAAAGAAGCAAATCACCAACCTATCTACCTAAAGGACTAAATATTATGTCGTTCAACATTGCAACTAAAATCGTAAGCCCAACCACTATCCTGACCCTGACCGATCCAGAAACCGGCGGAAAGCTTGTCGATGACAAAGGCGAAGTGGCAAACATCGAACTGTACGGCAAGGCATCGAAGCAGTACCGTGACGCGCTAGCTAATCTGGCCCGTAAAACACAAATCCGTAAGAACAAAGCTCAGTCGTTTGAAACTAACGTGGAAGACAACGTAGAGATTCTGGTGGCTATCTCGAAGACCTCGAATCTGACGCTGGCCGATGGTACGCCAGTTACGACCCCGGCAGCCTTCAAGTCGTTGTACAGCGAGCCGGGACTGTTCTGGATCAAGGATCAAGTCCAAGATACCCTTGAGGACACGGCTGCTTTTTTGCAGCGATAAGTGACAAGCTCTCCGTCTACGCCCGACACATTGCATGGCTGAATGCCACGCCTGAAGGGGACAAGAAAAGTAGACGAGAGCAGTATTCGGAGGGGGGCGAAGGCTCCCCTTTTTTGCTTTTGCCGGATGTAGAAGAAGCCGAGTATGTCATCAGGTGGTGGCACGAGGCCGGAACAGTAGGACAAGGCGGGATGGGAATCACACCGCTGTCTTGGCAAGAGATTCGAGCATGGCGACTTGAGAACGAACTGAGTTTGAGCCTGTGGGAAGTTAACGCTATCCGCATGCTTAGCACGGAATACTGTTCCGAGTACCACGAAGCGTCTAGCAAAGACCGCGAACCTCCGTACCAAGAAATGCTGGAAGAAGAGTTTGACCGTACAGCAGTGAGTAACAAGATTGAAAATGTTCTTCTGTCGTTTATGAAGAAGGATGAACCTAAATACATAGAGGAATAGTATGACAGTAGACGTGACAGCACTCGCAATTAAGGTTGAGTCGGTCGGTATCCGGGACGCCTCGCAAGCCCTCGGTGGTCTGTCTACGTCCGCTAGCAACGCTACCAAGCGCGTTGACACGCTAGTAGCAGCCATGAAGGCTTTGAACACTGTCAACTTGGCAGCAGCACAGTCGTCTGATGCTTTCATCGGGCGGCTGCGTCAGCAAGCTACGCTAATCACAGGGCTGGATGCCAGCCTGACAGGAGCACGAGCCGGAGCAGCAGGCTTGGCCGCAGCAATGGCTAACCTGTCTGCCTCCCTCGTCATCCTTAACGCCCAGCTATCAGCTAACACTACACGCCAACGCGCAAGCAATCAGGCGATGGAAGAAGGTCGAGGACTGGCAAGGGGTCTGGCAGGCTCTCTAGGGGCTCTCTGGGTCACTTACGGGAACTTTGCAGGGATGGCCGCAGGTATCGCAATTGGAGCGTCCCTGAAGGCTGTAGTGAGCGTTGGTAAGGATGTACAGCATACGCTAGAAGAAATCCGAGTACTAGGCGGAGCAAGCACACAAGAAATTTCACAGATGAGCCAAGTCATCCGCGATCTGGGCCAAGGCTCACAAGGTCCGCGTGACGTAGCCGAAGCGTTGCAAGTATTGACGCTGGCTGGCTTGAATGCAACAGAAGCAATGAGAGGCGTTGGTGCCGCCCTGAACTTGGCCGTGGCCGGTTCGGTAAGCATCGAGAAGTCCGCTGAAACGCTTGTGCAGGTTTCTACGTCGCTGGGTTATACGGCTGACGGATTTGACCACGTAGCAGACGTTATTGCAAAAGCCGCCGCAGCGTCGATGTCGAGCGTTGATAGCATCTCTGGTGCTTTCAAGTCCGCGTCATCTGTAGGCGAAGTGTACGGAGCCACGTTGCAAGACTTGGCAGTTGGTCTGGCCGCGATTGCGAACTTGGGTATCCAAGGTACGGCAGCAGGTACAGCACTGAAGAACTTTTACAAAGACCTAACCTCTGGATCAGAGAAGGCAACGGTTACGCTGAAGAGCATGAAACTGGCAGTATCCGATTTCCGCGACTCTGAAGGGTATGTTCTGCCTTTGGTAGACATCATCACAAAGCTCAACGACGGACTGGGCAACCTGACAGGTAGCGCACGTAATGACGCGATTGGCAAGCTGTTTGGTGAACGAGGTATTAAAGAAGCAGCAGCCCTGCTGAAGATGGTCAACACGGCGTCAGATCAGTTTGACGAAATGGGCAACAAGTACAAGAACCGTCTGGTAGAGCTGGCGGACGACATCAAGAAGGCAGCCGGATTCAGCACTACCGCTGCTATCGCAATGTCTCAAACTGCGTCGAATCAGATGAAGTCTGTAGCGAACACTCTTCAGACAGTGTTTGCAGAGGCGTTCAAGAATATGCAACCTCAGATCGGACAGGTGTCCCGTGCTTTGAAAGAAGCGTTCACCTCGAAAGAGTTCACTGACGGACTGCGTACGATCATCACAGGCGTGGTAGAACTGACCAAGTTCCTAATCGAGCACATCGGAGTCATCGGTGATCTGGTAAAGGCATATGCAGCATTCAAGGTAGCCGAGTTCGCAGTAGGTCTGGTGAAGGTAGCCCAAGGCTTCCAAGTGGCCTCTGTAGCGTCTCGTGCGTTCTTGGTGTCGCTGGGTCCAATCGGTATCGCAATCGGCCTCCTAACGGCTGCATGGGTACTGTACAAGTCCAAGAAGACTGAAGCCCTGAACAACGATGCTGAAGGCGGGAATCTGCAAGAGTACGCGGACAACTTGACCAAAGCTGTGACGAAGGAAAACGAAGCCTTGAAGATGCGCCAAGCCGGGTACACCGAAATGGACATCGCCCGCAAGGCTCAGCTTAACGCAGACCGTGACGCTTCAGCAGCAGCAGTAGATGCTTCTGCTAAGAAGATGAACGAATGGCGAGCGCAGTTGAATGGTCAATTCGCAGCACTCTCTGAAAACGAGAAGACCCGTGTGAAGATGATGCAGAGCGGGCAGACTACGTTCGGTTCGAAGGCAACTGTGGATTACGTCAACAGTCTTGTAAGCTTCGATAAGGCACTGGGCACACACAACGATTTGGTGAAGAAGGTAGCAACCCAAACCAAAGAACTGACAGACGCCCGAAACGCTAACGCAGCGGCAGCAGACGCAGCAGCTTTGGCTGCACGCAATGCACGCCCAACCGGCGAAGATACGCTACTCAACAAACCTGATAAGTCAGGTATCAGTGATGCTTACGCAAGACAGGTCGCTGACTACCAAAACAAGATCAAAGCTGCAAAGCAAGCTATCGTAGATGACGACCGTATGTTCTCGAACCAAGTAAAAGCTGGCGAGATTGGACGCATGGAAGCTATCAACAAATCGACTGCTTCTCAGCTAGAAAACTACGACAAGATTGCTAAGGCGCTAGATGCTCAGATCGCTATCGCACAACGTAGCAAGAACAAGTCAGCAGACGTAGAACGGTTCACCGGAGAGAAGGAAGGTAACACAGAAGCTATCGAACAGGCTAAGCGTAAGCAAGCTGAAGAGACGGCGGTGTACCTAAACGAACTGGCCCGTGAGAACGTCCGTACAGAAATCAAAAACCTTGAAGATAAAGGCCAATACGTAGCAGCGGCAACAAAGCGCTGGGACGCTGAATACAAGGCGATGTACGAATCGATGTCGAAAGACGCAGAGAAGTACGGCAGCAAGTTCCCTCAGTTGATCACCTACGTTGAGAACCTGAACAAAGTTCAAAGAGAAATGATGGACTCGGCGGCTGTGCGTGAGCAAGCCAAAGCGTTCGATGCTCTGGCCCAGTCCATGAGCAACATCGTCTCTGGCATCAACACTGAAACAGCCGGTATGGGATTCGTGGAGATGTTCAACACGGCATCTGATGCTGCGGAACGCTACAAACAAAAGCTGCCGATGCTTCAGCAAGAACTTGAGAAGCTGCGTTTGGCGGCTGAGAAGTCTGGAACACCGGACGACTCGAAGCGGTACGAAGAAGCTGTAGGCAAGCAGAAGAAGCTTGCGGACCAATATCGCAAGATGTGGACAGATACAGCACGCAACATCGGTAACGCTCTGGACAATGCGTTTGGCAAGTCGGGAAAAGTGGCTGGCGAAATGGTGAAGACCATCGTTGACTACAACAACCAAGACAACCAAAGCATGCAAGCTAAAGCTGGCCTGTACGGCAACTTGGCAGGACAAGCAGCCGGATTCTTCGATAAGCAGAGTACTGGCTACAAAGTGATGTCTGGAGTTAGCAAGGCTTTCTACGTCGCTGAAACTGCGATGGCGCTTGCATCTATCGCTCCTAAGATCGCTGCTGGTGCAGCAACAATGTTTGCACAGTCAGGATGGGGTGGGTTTGCTGGTGTAGCTGCGATGATTGGCCTAATGGCCGCTCTGGGCTACTCTGGATCGTCTGGCGGATCGTACATGTCTTCGGCGCAACGCCAAGAGAAGCAAGGCACAGGAAGCGTTCTAGGAGACTCTACTGCTAAAAGCGAATCGATTTCAAAGTCGATGGACATTCTGGCAAAGAACTCTGGTCTGGGTCTGGCACACTCTGCTAACTCCGAAAAGCACCTGAAGAACATCTCAGCGAACATCGGTAACTTGGCATCGTTGATCGTCCGTACGACTGGCCTAACTGGATCGTCTGCATCAGGCGTTCAAGAGGGTACACAGGTCAATGGACTGGTAGGCGGGCTGAGTAACGTTCTGTCAGTGCTTCCCGGTGTTGGTAAGCTGGTTAGCAAGCTGTTCGGTACGACAACTACTCTGGTAGATCAGGGTATCTCGATTGCTCAGGCATCACTGGAGCACATCTCGAAGGCGGGTGTAGACGCTGAAGCTTACGCGACAGTCAACACCAAGAAGAAAGCCTTCGGCGTCACGTACAGTAACAAGACGAAGGATACGATCACTGAGCTAGATGGCGACATCACTACGCAGTTCGGCTTGGTCATCTCCAACATGGCAAACGTCATCTCGAACGCAGCAGACGCTATCGGTATTGGCGGCGACGCGTTCACGCAGAAGTTGAACAGCTTCGTTGTTGACATCGGCAAGATTTCGTTCAAAGACATGAAGGCAGACGAGATTGAGAAAGCACTGGAAAGTGTGTTCTCAAAGCTCGGAGACGACATGGCAAGCTTCGCAGTTGAAGGACTGTCGAAGTACCAGCAAGTCGGAGAGGGAGCACTAGAAACACTGGCTCGAATCTCTAACGATTTCATCCAAGTCAGCGATGTTCTAGCTGTCCTTGGAAAGAGCTTCAACGTCACCGGCATGGCTGCAATCGAACTGAGCGAAAGCCTGATTGATTCTGCTGGCGGGCTGGAAAAGCTGACGGAAGGTACTCAGTTCTTCATCGAGAACTTCCTGACTGAAGCTGAACGTATGGCTCCGGTAATCAAGTCTGTGGACGCAGAACTAGCGCGTCTGGGCCAAAGCAACATCAGGACAGCGGATCAGTTCAAAGCCCTTGTCATGGCTCAAGACCTGAATACTAAAGCTGGACAGGAGATGTACGCAGCGCTTATCAATCTGGCTCCTACGTTCTTCAAAGCGGCGGAGTACACCGATAAGCTGGCAGACGGCCTTGGCGACTTGACTGCCGTTCAACAACGTGCAATCGACAAGCTGAAAGCTACTGCGAACAACGCGTTCGACGTTCTGCAAAAAGCTGTAGAAAGAGAGCAGGATGCAGCAGAGAAGAAGTACGACGCGGAAGTGAAGCGTATCGACTCTCTGAAGGATCAAGCCGAAGCAGCGTACGCAGCACAGAAGGAAGCGTTAACGGCTGCGTTGAATGCCGAGAAGGATCGTAACTCTGACCTGACCGGACTTCAGTCGTCTTTGAAGTCGGCTCTACAAACCTTGCTGCCTACGGTTGTCTCTCAAGCCGTTTCTCGTGCTCAAGGACAGTCAACCCTGAACGACGCTCTGGTCAATGCAAAAGCCGGTAAGTTTGGCAAAGCAGAAGACCTAGCAGATGCCCTGAAGGCTGTTACAGCCGACAGTACATCGCTGTTCAGCAGTTACAACGACTACAAGAAAGACGCAGGAATGACAGCCGTAACTGTGTCGGAATTGGAGCAGCTAACTGGTAAGGCTAAGACAGCTAGTGATATGCAATTGGAAGCGCTTAACGCGGCTCTCGATACAGCAGAAAAGCAGTACAAAGCAACGTTGCAAGGTTTCGATGACTTGAAAGAGGCAGCGAGAATTGCACTGGATAGCGAGACGGAACGTTTGGACAAAATCATTGAGTTCGCCCAAGGGCAACTGGATGTAATGAACAACAACGTTATCGCTATTACAGGTTTGACGGGTGCTCTTGTAGCTTTCACATCCGCTGTTTCAGCAGCAATCTCCGGCATTAACAACGCACAGATCGCTAACGGCGGAACTGCACTAACGGGGTCTAGCAACAAAGACTACGTTGCAGAACTGTACAAAGGTGTTCTGGGCCGCGAAGGGGAGGCAAGCGGAATGGCTTACTGGCAGGACATGCTGGAGAAGGGTGCTAGCCGTACGGACATTTTGCAGGGCTTCTACAACTCACCGGAATACAAACAGATGCAAGGCGGAAGTCACGCCGGAGGTCTGGATGATGTTCCTACGGATGGGTACGTAGCAAAGCTGCACAAAGGCGAAATGGTCCTTCCTGCGGCATCTGCAAAAGCTGTGCGTGAAGACGTGAGCAACGCTGAAGTTGTTGAGGCAATCGAAAGACTGCGTGCTGACAACAGCGTAGAGAACCAAGCAGCAGTAGGTGACTTGCGTATCCTTCGCAAGCTGTTCCAGAACGCGTCGCCTGACGGTACGCGTATTCAGGTTGTGGTCGTTCCAGACGCAACGTAATAGGGAGGGACTTCGGTCCCTCCTTTCCGTAAATTAGGAGAAAGAGATGCAAGTAATAATCCCTTCCTCTGTTTCAGATGGAAGTTTCTCAAGAGCCGGTACGGCCACGAGGTTTAACGCTTCCGGTAATCTGGTAACTGAGTCAGCGAATGTGCTGCGAATCGGGTATGACCCGGCAAACTTGAGTGCCCCACCTTACGCATTGGTGGAATCAGCAGTAACTAACAAGATCAGAAATAACACTATGGTAGGCGGAGCAGCAGGAACGCTTCCTACCAACTGGACGAAGACAGCCGATGGATCGGGCGTATCAATCGCCGTCAGCGGTGTCGGAGTCGAATCAGGAATCAACTACGTAGACTTGGCGTTCACAGGGACAGCCACTGCCGCAAAGACATTCTACGTATTCCCGGACGTGGCCGTGGCAAACTCGCCCGGTCAGCCATATACAGGGAGCATGTTCACCCGGCTTATGCTAGGAACGCTTCCTACCTCCGTGAAGCTTCGTACAACCTCCCTGAAGGCGGATGCAAGCGATAACGAGGTATTTAATAAAATTATCACACCGACTAACTCCGGGCTAGCTGGACAGCGAAAGTCTCTGACAGCTACAAGCCTGTCAGTCGATACAGTGAATATTCGACACAGCTTGGAAGTGAACGTGTTACAGGGTGAGGTAGTTAGCTTTACGCTTCGCATCGGAATGCCGCAGCTTGAAGTAGGTAGCAAACCTTCAAGCGTAGTTCCTACTAGCGGGTCAGAAGTAACGCGTCCATCCGACGTAGCCGGAGATGGACTGTTGTACAGCAGCCTAGCTGAACCAGAGGCTACATGGCCTGCTTGGAACGCCGCTACGCCTTACGCAGTTAATGCCAAAGTCAGCTACAACCACAGGCGCTACGTCGCAGTTGGAGCTAGCACAGGAAAGAATCCAGCCACAGATGTCAGCACGCCGCCTGTATGGGTTGACCAAGGGCCGACGAATCAGTATGCCATGTTTGATAGCGTGATCGGCACGACATCTACTAGCACATCCAGCGAGTTGATCGTCGTATTGAAGCTACCTAACATCGCAGGTATCAGCTTTATGCAGATGCAAGCTGACCAAGCTCAAATCTCTTCTGTCATCGACGGCGTAGTTCAGTATTCAAGTACTTTGAATCTAAGCTCAGGGGTCGTACTTAATTGGTTCGATTACTTTACATCTCAAATCACACGCGTAACCGACTACGTTATTACCGACATCTTCCCGTCTCCTAGCTCAGTATTCACTATCGTACTAAAAGCAGGTAGCCCGGTAAGCATCGGAAATCTAGTGCTAGGTAATATTTACTCGTTTGTTAATACAGGATGCAAGGCTACGGCGTCGTCTCCGACAATCGGGATTATCGACTACAGTGTCAAGGTAGTGGATGCGTTTGGAAATATCAAAGTAGTACCGCGAGGGTACGCCAAACGAATGAACGTGAAGCTTATGCTAGATAGCGAGAGCGTAGATAAAGCAGCGTCTACCCTAGCGGCTATCCGAGCCACGCCGTGCGTATGGATCGCAGCAGACAACGTGTATCAATCTCTAATCGTCTACGGATACTACAAGGACTGGGAGATTGAAATTGCTTACACAACAAAATCGTATTGCAGCCTTCAAATCGAAGGACTAATTTAATAAGGAGCTTAAATGCCAATCAATACTCTACCAACTCCGCCACAGCGTAGCGACCCAGCTAATTTCTCTGCACGGGCTGACACCTTTGTAGCTGCACTTCAGCCTTTTGCAGATCAGGCGAATGCCTTGGCAATCGACGTAAATACGAAGCAGGTAACTGCTTCTACTGCTGCAACAGCAGCGTCTACGAGCGCTTCTCAGGCTGCGCAGAAGGTCCAAGATGCACAGGCTATCGTGACGGCAGGCCAGTTGGCTATCAACCAAGCGATTGCTGATCAGTCGGCAGACATCGACGGAAAAATTTCAAGCCAAGCCGCTGCCGCTGCTGCAACACAGGCAGCTACTCAGGCTATTTACAATGCGACAGCATCGGTGGCAGGTGTTACTGGATGGGTAAGCGGGCAAGCGTACGCAGCAGGAGAGGCCGTATGGAGTCTGGTAACTTTCCAAACCTACCGCCGTTCCATGTCAGGGGCCGGGACAATTGATCCGTCGCAAGATGCTGCGAACTGGGAGCTACTAACGAGCGGACTAGGAAGGGTGATGAGCCAATCTTTGGCAACTTCCCTAGTACTCTCCGTGAATACCGCCGATATGTTTGTACTGTCAGCAACTAAGATCGGACTTAGCGTCACCCTTCCAGTCGCTAATACCCTACGGACAGGAAAGGAATATGCGTTCAGGAATTCCGGCGTGCACCCATTCGCAGTTAGAGCAGCGGACGGCTCAATCCTTCGGGTCGTGTACCCCTCGGAATCTCTGAGAGTTGTTTGTGACAATACTTCGACAGTGAGAGGTAGCTGGATCACTACCGGAATTACGGCTGGATATATCCTTCCCGTGTATGAACTGGTAAAAGCGACAGTAGATGGATCGAGTGCATCAGCAGCTACTTTCATTCCCGGACCTTCTCCTATCGCTAAGATGAGCGATACCTTGATCGTCTACGTTACGGTAAATGGTGGCTTCGTATATCTTACAGCCCACAACCTTTCCACGGGTGCAGTTGGCTCCCCGGCTGTTCTACCTGTAAATACATCAGCACAAGTCGAATCCTTCGTTATCTCACCTTCTAAAGGCGTCATCTTGTGGAGTGTGTTCGGCACTCCTTCAGGTGCGGTATTCAATGTTTCAGGGACTACCGTAACAGTAGGGACAGTCTATACGCAGGCCGCAAGCCTTGAGAGCTTCAATAACTCGCTAGGCTTCGATGGATTGAATTTTTTGCAGGTTTCTGCCGAAACATTCGTTACAGGTGGAGTTGCCTATAACGCAAGCACGCAAATGAGGTACAATGCTGCATCAGTTATTACCGTATCCGGGGATACTGTTACTATCGGCCCTGTTGTTGGAAAAACATCTCAGACAGTGAGCAATCCAACTACCAAGGTAGCTATCTTGTCGGTGGACTCAAGCAGGGCTATTATTGTAACTGCGTCTAGCTCTGGAATGCACTGTAACGTATTTAATTTTGTAACTAGTACATTCTTGTCAACTCTAACCTCGCCTGCCAACGGGGGAGGTATGTATTGCAACGGAGTTCTGGAAATCAATAAATGGGAATGGTGGATTCTTACATCAAGCTCTGGTAATACTTCTCCTGACACTATAAGGCGAGTCCTCCTAGCTCCAGACGGAACTCTGACATCCGTCTCTGGAGCATTGACTAGTCCCTCTGGCAGTACTTACTACTCATATGATAATAAGATGCCTTCTATTATCAAGTACAGTAACAACGCAGCACAGGTGTTTTCACTTGATAACTCTCAAAGAGTTACTGCTAGTAAGGTTGTTTTCAACGGTAGTGCCTTTTCCGTGACACCTCTACTGGCTCGACTTTGGGAGGTGGGATCGAAGATTTCGTATCAAGGTGGCATGCCTTACATGGTAGTACCTTATGCTGGCTACTTGACAGTGTTTGCTCTTACAGATACAGGGTCAGAATTCAAAGCCAGATTCCAATGTGGGGCACAAGCATCCGGCGCAGTATATGCCAGCGTCACTTTCAAAAACAATAAGCTGTATATCTCTGTATCTAACCCTTCAACCGAGGACTTCACGTCTACTGAGGTTGTTGTTCTGGATACAGTAAGATGGGACATTATCGAGCGAAAGAACGTAAGGCGTTCAATCGGAAGCACGCTATCCCGCCGCACTGAGCTTATCGGTAGCCTTGTTATCACAGTTGACACGATGGCTTCCAGTTATGCTTCCCTGTTTGGACTGGCACAAGGTCTGTACATGAGTGCCATGGAGGTTGCATGATTAAAACCGTAATTGCCCCGGACGGCACTGTGGTAGCTGTAGGGGAGCCCACTCCGCTAAGTGGGGGACTGGTAGTCGCTGGAGTGTTTTTCCAGTTTCCGCCTTTCCTCCTAGTGGACGCGGTTCCTCCTAGAAATGACCCCGGAGCGTACAGATGGAACGGCCAGAGTTTTGACCTTGTTGTAGTGCCGGTTGATAAGGAGGCTCTTGTACGGGCTAAGCTAAGTAAGAACTTGGAAATCAACGCCGCAAGGGAGCGGGCCACTTACACGACATTCAAACATCTAGGTAAAGATGTGGCGTGCGATGTTTTGTCCCGTTCCGATATTGACGCGGTGGCGGCTCACATCGGCCTGACCGGGCAATTGCCAGTAGGCTTTCCGGGCGGGTGGAAGTATGTAGACAATACCATCTGCCCCATTCCTAACGCAGACGCGTTCAAATCGCTGCACAGGTCGATGGTTGCTCAAGGCACAGCCAATTTCAATAAGTCGCAAATGCTAAAAGCTGAGCTTGCAAAAGCTGAAACTCTGGAAGATATCGAAACTATTAAATGGTGATTAAATGGAAACAGTAAACGTCGTATTCACAAAACGCAAGTTTAACCCGACATCTTGGATTATTCGCTGGTGTCTACCTCGTAGCCGTTTCCATTCATCTCAGTCTTCGCACGCGATGATTGTAGACGGTGACTATGTTATCGAAGCTACGATGTTGCACGGTACACGCCGAGTACTGAAAGCGGAGGCACTAAAAGGGGCTGTGGTGGTGGCTGATGTCCACTACTCAGTTCCAGACGCGGAAGCAGGGCTGGCGTGGGCGAGAGCCCAAGTCGGCCTTCCGTATGACTTCAAAGGGGCTGTAGGTCTGGCCCTATCACCCGACCGGGACTGGACAGAACAGGATTCATGGTTCTGTTACGAACTGGCAGCCGCAACACTAAAAGCTGCTGGACGAGACGTGTTCAAGCACTACGGACACATCTCAGAAAATCAACTACTGGCTATTAAGCCTTGATAAAGGAAATAAACTATGCCCGGCGTAGATACACTCGTTTGGATTTTGGGAGGGGCTATGGCCCTGATTAGTACACTGGGCGGAGCACTCTACACGATGTTGCGAGCAGAAGCATCTAACCACGCGGAGCAGATTAAGGATAAAGCTAGTGAGGGAGACTTGCTTCGTCTGGAATCCCGCTGGCAATCCGAACTGCATTCTGTACGAGACGGCAGCGAAAAGCTGGTAGCTAAACTGGAAGCACGACACGAGCGCGATCTGGAGCAGCTATACAACCGAATCACGGATCAGATGCGCAACATGGAAATTAACATCTTGTCGCAGCTTCGCCTGACGCTGGATGTAATCGAGAATAAACGAAAGGACTAATATGCTAGACAAGGACGCAGTGGTACGGATTGCCACGAAGGTAATTAAACCGGCTGAAGGTTGCCATCTACGGGCTTACCCGGACCCAGCTAGCGAGCTATACAAAGCGCTATCTAAGCGTCACTTGCTAGCTCAGTTCATGGCGGGACAGATTGAAATCCCTGACGATCTGGAGAAGCTGTCAGGGGCTCCGTGGACAATCGGATACGGAGAAACGAAGGGAGTTAAGCAGGGGATGATCTGGACGCAGCAGGAGGCCGACAGCGCCCTTCAGAAGCGCGTTGAGGGATTCCTACAGGAAGTGCTGAAAACGAGCCCAAAACTCGCTACAGCGGCTCCTGAGCGCATTGCTGCGGTGGTTAGCTTGGTCTACAACATCGGGACAGCTAACTACGCTTCTTCGACAGTGGCACGATGCATCGCCGCAGGAGATCACGCAGGAGCGGCAGCAGCCTTCCTTCTGTGGAACAAAGCAGGGAAGCCACTGGCTGTTATGCCGGGGCTCGTTAAACGTAGACAGGTCGAGAGCGACCTTTACAAATCAGTAAGAGGATAATATGGACTGGAAAGGCTTGGTAGGGACGGTAGCTCCTTGGGTTGGAGCCGCATTAGGTGGACCGATGGGGAGCGCCGCTGTAGGCGTCGTAGCTGACGCACTGGGCCTTTCCGAAAAGACGGAGGGCGCAATTAAGCAGGCGCTTGCCGGAGCAACACCCGAACACATGCTAGCTTTGAAGAAGGCAGATCAGGACTTCGCCGTCAAGATGCAAGAGCTAGGCTTTGCACAGGTGAAGGACTTGGAGAGTATTGCCGCAGGGGACAGGGACAGCGCTCGTAAGCGAGAGATGGAAGTTAAGGATCACACACCCCGCAACCTAGCATACGCTATCACGGTTGGGTTCTTCAGTGTGCTGATGTTCCTCATGTTTGCAGACTTGCCAGATAAGAGCAAGGATGTTTTGTATATTATGCTAGGTACGCTAGGTACTAGCTGGACAGCTTGCATTTCATACTACTTCGGTAGCACGAATGGAAGCAAGGCCAAATCCGAGTTGCTGGCACGAGCCCAACCGGTTAAAGATTAACGTCGCTTTGGTAGAGCGTTTGCCCCGACAGCCGAAAGGTTGTCGGGGCTTTTTCATTTAGTCTGCCGAAGCAGCTTTGGCCTTGGTAGCCTTCTTAGCCGGGGCTGGCGTAGGAACGCTCTCTACCTCGGCAACCTTAAGAGGCTCATCATCTTCAGCCGATTTCAGGGCCAGATCGAGAACCTTGCCAACCTGTTCAGGAGGGAAGGCCGAGATGTCACCGAAGGCATTCAGATGTGCCTGCATTTGCTTGATATAGTCTTTCTTCATGTTTTAATCATCCAGAGTAGATTTAAGTACTTCGAACAGATGGCCGCGTTCGATTGTGGCCCCCGTTCCCTTAGCTTGAGCTTCCTTCTCGTCAGCCGCCTGCTTCTCAGCAAAGCGAGCCTTGAAGAACGCTGTCAGTTCCTTCTTCGGAACCTTCGTAGTGGTGTGCAGGGCTTCCACGGTTTCCTTGAAGTCGATGCCGGAACTCTTAGCCTTCTTGGCGTGTTCCGCCTGTTCGGTCAGTTCTTCCATAGCCTTCTTGGAATACTCCTTGAACAGATCGGCGTTGATCGTAGCGTTACCGAACACTACTACGTTGGTGGTATCTTCAGTCATTTATTTCCTTTCTAGTTAGCCTACGTAGCCCATAACAGCGCCGAGAGGGAATGCGATCACGCCAAGGGCGCGAATCAGTTCCAGAACACCGAAGCTGGCAGAGATAGCCAGCAGGTAGATGTTGTGAATCCAGCCGTACACGGTAGCCGCGAGGATACCCAGATAGATAAGCAGAATTGCAAAGTTCATTATTTCTCCTTCAGTTAATAGAAGCTTACGCTTCCGTTGAGGTGACTAGCACCATAAATTTTTGACGCTCAATAGCATTCTCTACTTGTGCCTTGAGAGCCAGCCGTTCTCTCATCTTCTCTCCGATGTACGCCCGCTCGTCTTTAGTCATCCAATTTGAATAGCAGGTAATAGAGCGGTAGTCATGGAAAGTCAACGTAAGGTCTTTCTTTACATGTTCAAGTGTCCATATGGTGACTCCAAGGGCGTTGTGGTCGGAGTGCATTTCCCAGTCTTCGAGAACCAGCAACGACTTGCCTAAGCTGATTACGGGCTCGGATATTTCCGGCTCTGGCTCGAATTTGATGCTAATAACGGTATCTGCTGCGTCCTTTAAGTGACAGGAAGTTTTCTCCGGCTTTCCGCACTCTTCGCACCACCCGTCGAAGAAGAAGCGGCTACCACAGTTCGAACATTTCAAACGTAGCTTGGTGAACCAGCCCATATCAATCCTCCTTCAACCACAGCGTGGCCTCTACGTCCCAGAAACACGCTTCGAAAATGGCCGTCAGTCGTTTGATGTCGCCACCACCAAGGCCACCGCCGATCATCGGCAGATGCACATGCATGCCCTTCTTTTTAGCTAGCGTAGCTACCGCCTGCATCGCTACGACAACCGCATCGTAGTCTACGTAGAGCTTGCCATCACGTCCGTAGTATTGCTGAGTGATCGCGTTGCAGATGATAGGCTCCTTACCGAGAATGTCGTCATACACGATGACATCTCCGAGCTTCAGGCCACCACGACGGTAGGCTTGCTTGTAAGCTAGCTCAGCCAGAGGGTAGAGCTTCTTTACGATGCCAGCTACGCCGCTACCAAAGCCACCGGAAGCATTGCAGCCATGTACGAACATCGGACGTTGCTTGCTTGCTACTAGTGCGTTAAATACGTCGCCTACTTCAGTTGCCAGTGCCATTAGTCTTCTCCTTAACTTGTTTCTTTGGTGTGTTCGCTACGCTTCGTTTAATGTTACCCATCGCTACGCAGTGGCTGCATTTGCATGTACATTTCTTAGCCATGTATCCTCCTTGTTAGGTAAGTAGCCATCTTACTAGCTACCTACCCATCCGTCAAGCTGTTATTCTACGAAGAAGCGCTTACCTTTAGCTGCCGTTGGGCCAGCGTCGTATTGCTTGCCACCGGACAGGGCAGCGAGAGCACGAGCACCGTCACGGGTAGCAAAGAATCGAGCCTTCGCAGTCGGCATGTGGTAACGTACACGGCCACCATCGTTAGGAACGATTGCTACCGGAGCAGCAGGAGCCGTAGCGGACATAGTGAACGTACCGGCAGGCGTCTTCGGCGTAGGCTTCAGCGGGCTAGGCGTAGGCTTGCTAGTTGGCGTCACAGCAGGCAGTTGCACGACAGCCGGAGCTACTGGCTTAGGTTGCAGGTATGCCAGATCAGCTTCAGTGAACGGCTTGCCGATTGCCTTCCAGTAGACGACACCAGTACCGCCCACCAGCTTACGATTCACGGACGACGACTGAATGAACAGGTCGAAGTTGCCGTGGTCGCCGGGGTGCAGACGCACGTTCTTGTCAGTTGGCAGGCCCAGCATTTGGCGAGCTTCCTTGCCAGCGTAAATCTTGCCAGTCGTACGGTCACGGACAGCGATGATCTTCTCAGGCTGCACTCGGGCTTCCGTCTTCGTCAGTTGGTAGAACGCCGAACCTTTCAGGTATTCCATGCGGTGACGCAGGATGAAGTCGCGGATTTCGATGCCGCTATCTTCTGCCGGAACGACGTACAGCGAAACGTCCTTGGTGATGTCCACCAGAGCCGAAGTATCGACAGCCGTAGCTTGAGCGTAGAACACGGTGGATGACTTCTGACCGGATGCACGAGAAGCGTAGAACTGGTTCACGGCAGCGGTGGTTGCAGCGGTGGCCTTTTCCATGCCGGAAGAAGACGTTTCCCATTCGATGATATTACCGGGAGGGATTCCCAAGTTACCGATAGCGGAGGAATCTTTGTGGCCTTTCGGTACTCGCAGAACAAACGTCCAACGGTCAGTCTGTTGCAGCTTACGAATTTTCGCAGCAAGCGTGCTAGCCGAGTAGCGGACAGAGCAATTTTCACCACCGTCCGTAGTCGCCATAATTAGGAATGACACGTTTGTATTCGCTGCGTCAGGTACGTTTTCAAATTGTTCGATCAGATCACCAATCCCGTCATAAAGTGAGGTCATGCCAGAGGCAGGCCACTGAGCTAACGGCTTCAGTACGTGAGGATTGGAGTTGACAATGACACGCTCGACAGACGTGGCAAACCGTGTCATGGATACAATGGTATCCAGCATATTAGCCGATGCAGCGCCGGTTACGGCTTTAACGTTAGTGTTGTAGTCCTCAATAGCCGTAGTGCGAAGGCCGGACATCGAGGACGAGTGATCGTTAGCAAAGCCGATATAGTTCTTCATATTTTATTTCTCCTTTAGTTAGTAAGGTAGCTATTATTACATAACTACCTAGCGGGGTCAAGCGTTTATTTACAGATTTTATCTACCAGCCTAGCAAGCAGTGACGGCGGCTTAGGCTCGAACCTTACAGCACTATCTCCACACCTACTCGAACGTGCCTCGTAGCAATAGTACGCCGGAGTTCCATCTACGTTAGAGCGGAAGGCTGCACACTTCCCAAACTCTGCACCAGCAATGCTGTTACGGAAGTGCTTACAGTCTGTGCACAGCTTCACTTCAGCCTCGCCACGATTTCAGCGTAGGATTGCAGGTTGAAAGCTAAGCCGTTACGGAACACGCGACACAGTTCTCCGCCTTCCAGATACCAGTTAACACCGTCGTACAGGGCAAAGCGGTCGCCCATCTGTTCCACACGCAGCAAGCCTTTAGCAGACTTCTTAGTGCCGCTGTCCGTCACTGGGTCTTTGAACAGTTCCCGGCCTTCACCGTTGACGACGCCGTAGGTTGCCTTGACAGCCATACCCAGCGTATCGCGGGTGTTGTACTGGTAAGCGTACGAACCGATACCGAACACCACGTTGCCAGCACTGAAGCCTTTAGCAGCAAGCCGCTTCAGGATTTCTTCCATGCGTTCCAGCGTAATGCTGTCGCCGTAGATCAGGCCGACACGTTGGTTCAGGGTCTTGTAGCCCTTGCCAGATGGCGCTCCGGTGATCGTGCCACCGAAGATGTTCCACAGGCATTCGACAGCACCGGCTACGACGTGTGCGGGAACTTCTCGTGTGAGCGTCAAGACATCCGTATTGTCACCTTTGAATTCATAGTACCTACCTTCGTAATTAACAACGTCATACTTATCTTCAGCATCGTAACCAGACATTCCGTCAGGAAGTCGCGGGCCTACTTCCAGAACACGAAGGCCAGCAACGATCTTCACAGGATCGCCCGAGTCAGGACGGAACACCACTTTGGCTTGGCCCAGTGCGTTCTCTTTGCGAGCCAGAATGTCATCCTTCAGCAGCAGGGCAGTGTTCGTGATGACGTTCCAGAAGTCCCACGTATCCGATACGATGGACACGATACCGGAGGGGTAGGTTTCCGTGATCAGACGCTTGAACGTAGCCAGTTCGCCATCATCTTTACCGCCCATGCACATGACGCTGTGTTCCGTCGCAGGGACGCTGCCGCCGATCAGTTCCTTCGTCGCATCAGCGAAGTAGTACTCTTCGATGTAGTCGATTGCAGGCAACGTGTCCGTGCCGTGACCGGCCACCATCAAGTGAGCCATACCGGAGCGAGCGGCAGCGTGCAGGCCGGGCATGCCACGCATGGAGAAGTCGTGCAGTTGCCAGTCAGCGAAGTCCTTGTCCGAGCCAGTCAGTTCCACGTAGTGGTTCAGCAGGCGGCGGAACTCGTAGGCTACCGTGGCGTTCGTGATTGGCTGCCACAGTTCTGCCGACAGAATCGTCTCGATGTAGTTGGTCAGCCAGAAGAACCGAGGATCAGTGTTGATGATCGTCAGGAACGGTACACGGATGTCCACGCGGGAGCCTTCAGGCAGCGCCTTGATTTCCAGCGGCAGGTAGCCGAGGTCATGCAGGTCAGCGATGTGATCTACAGGCACGCTGTCAGGGCCGAGGTACGTGTCCATGCGGCGTTTGTATTCGGCCACCACTTCATCCTTCGGACGTTTGAAGAAGCCAGCGTTCCAGTCTTCGATCAGGAATTCCTGAATGAAGCCTTGCAGGCCCACGAAGACAGCCTTGTTGTCGAAGAAGCGGGACACTTTGGCGTGACCAGCGGAGCGGGCCGTCAGGTTCGAGTAGACGTACTGCGTACCTTCCGGGTACTGGAATTTATGACTAGCTTTATAACCATCTAAAGCTAAGTGAGGTTTGTTTTGCATTTAATTTTCTCCTTAGTGTTTTCCGTGACTATCTGTGTACCCAGCCCCGGACCTGTTTAATTCGTCTATCGCAGCTTGTCTGGCCTGTATAGCCATACCTTTTGCAGCTTCGCCGTACTTACGGACTGTGTAGCTCTTACTCTTATCGGCCCCTGCTAAGTCCCTCCATTTGGCTACCCATCGATCCTTAGATTTATCGTAGCTTACTCCGTTTATGCCCGATGTGTTGTTCTTGCCTCTCTTGCAGTTACGCTGATTAATAGCGTGAGGTACGAGTCGCAAATTCCCGATCTTGTTATTAGTTGGATCGGTATCCTTGTGATCAACATCGTCCTCTCCGGCATCACCGTTGTGAAGCTCCCAGACGGCCCGGTGGACATACCACTTAACTCCGTCTAGCCAGAACTGCGCATACCTTCCAGAAAACACTCCCGCAACATCCCCGGGTTTCTTGGAGCTACCTTTACCACCGCCCTTCCTAGCTACCTTCCAACGTAGACAAGTAGGGCTAGTCTCGTCATACGTGAGGTAGTCAGAGAGCATGATTAACGGCGGCTCCGTGTGGTACGGGTTACGGTTTTGCTACCGCCGAATGCGCTACGCTTCGTAACCGTGGTAGTGGTGACGGTGTTCCGGCTGCGGCGGTAGTCGTTGTAGCCGTAGTTGGTTGGGCGACGATTGTCAACAACGATGGTCCGGTTGTTGGACGAGCCCTTGCCCATCATATAACCCGCAGCAGCACCCGCCAGAGCGCCTACAGCAGCATCGCCCGTGTCGAAGCCGTCATGCTGTGCGACAGGGGCCGGAGCACCTTGTACGCCGTCGTAGGAGGGCAGGGGAGCCTGCTGTTGACCGCAGGCAGCGAGAGACAGGGCGATGGCGATAATTGCGATGATCTTTTTCATGTTTTCTCCTTTACTGTTTATTTTGCTTGATCTGGCCTTTGGCGTTGGTACTGAAACCGAACTCCCCGTTGACACCCTCCACCCGGCTATACGTACCGTCCTTTTGGATATGGATTAGGTGCCCACCATACTCACGTTCACCGTTGATATTGGTGGCAATAACAGCAATGCCATCCCCCCATTCAGATAAGTCAAACGTAATTTTCTTCCCGTTAATTTCCTTCGTAATTGCCATTTTCTTTCTCCTTACACAATTTGAATTAGTGGATGATCCTTAACTTTCACATTCATCAGGTTCTTGACGTAAATCTTGTCAATGAAGCCGCTGAACACTTCCATGCCAGCCGAGAAGATGCCGTGCGTAACGTACAGGCCAATCTTACGGAGGCCGGTAGTGTCTTCCGCCTTAAGTACTTTGGCAAGCTCGATGAACGTTCGGCCACCGTCACAGATGTCGTCTACGATGAGGAAGTCGTAGTAGCCAGCATGTACAGGGTCCATCAGCGTAGTTTTCTCGATCTTGCCAGTAGCTACGTTACGTACCTTGCTAGCTCGGATGACTGAATTATAACCAAGCTGCTTAGCTACGTCAAACACTTTCTTCTCTGCTCCGGCATCCGGGCTAACCAACACTGTCATAGCTGGATCACAGTGGACCGGCAGCAGGTAGGCAGCGTTAGCTTGCTTGATATGGTGCAGGTTGTCCAGCAACGCTACGCCGACTTCCGAGTGGATGTCGTAGCAAGTGACGCTGGCGAACTTCAGGTCGTTGAGGAACCTAGCTACCACTGCTACCGACAGGCTCTCGCCACGGTTGCACACGCGGTCCTGACGAGCATACGGCAGGTATGGCATGGTGAGGTGGATCGTCGCACCATTGGAGTACTCACGACGGATGGCATCCACCAGCAGGGCCAGATCGAACAACGATCCGTTGCCATCGAACTCGTAGTAGATTTCTGCATCCACCTTGTCGGAATGGTATTGAACAGGCTCCTGAAGGCGAATGCAAGTTTCCCCGGCAGGGAAGGTGCTGAACACCAGTGGTACGGGCTTCCGGCCCACGGACAGGTAGAGGCTCACGCTGGCACCTCCAGCATTGCGATAGCCAGCTTCAGACGCCACACAGCGAGCTTCTTGTGAGAGCAGTCTGGTTCACCGTGCTTTCGGCGAGGGTACATGTGGTCATATTCGCCCTCACCGAATTTTTCGAACAGTCGTTCAAACGCGTCAGGACCGAAATCCTTATCCCCGCCGCTCCAGACACTCTCTCCTTTCACCGCGACATCACCGTAGCGGTCAAACTTCCAGCCACGACGTTTGAAATGCGGAAGGGTAGTAGCCAGCCCAGCGTTGCAGAACAGCGTACCGCAGCCATGCTCTTCCGTGCAGTACGAATCCAGATTGAGTTCCTTCTGAGCTTCGACGGCTTCCAGTAGCACGTTCAGGTTCTTGATGATTTGTTTTTTAGTTGCCATTGTTTTTCTCCTTGTAGATGTCCAGTTGGTATTCCAGACGGGCGATAGCCAGAGCCTTATCGGACATTGCCTTTGTCGAGCTTTTATACATCACCTCAACGGCTCCTAGCTCCTTGTCCGCTGACCCACACCCGTGAGGTGCAAACAACACCTTCCACGCACCATGTCCGAAGATGTCGTTCGTGTCGCTGGTTTCATCCGGCCACTCACCGTTGACCCTGACGAAATCTCCACTGAACGTTACACCTTGTGCGTTGAATTCGTGCATGCTAGCGGCCAAGCCCGCTGTGCAAAACAGCGTGCCGCAGTCCTCTCTGTAATGTTTGTACTGGCCTAGGTCAAGGTTGGATTCCGGGAATGCCTTGACTGCTTCCAGCAGAGTCTCCAGATTACTGATGATCAGTTTAGTGTCTTCCATTTTGTATCTCCTTGGTAATTGATTGGTAGTATTGCTGACGCCAGTTAGCGTACGTAACCCAGTCAGGATGCATTCGCTTCATCCTTCTCGGCCAAGGCGATAGCTTCGTCCCATTTCGCCATCACTTCGGCGTGGGTATGGGTGTCGTTGAACTCTAGGACCGTGTAAGCGGGGATTACTTTCTCAAGGTACTTTATTGCCTCCGTGAGGGCTGGCGAACGGGCACTGATGAGCAGCGCGCCCAACGAGCAAAAACACTTTGCGTCAGGATCGTAGTACCCGCACCACTCGCCTGCGGAGTCACGGGCTAATTCTCCCTGAGTCCACGCATCCGGCGTTGCGATCTTGGCCTTGGCAGCCTTCAGGATTTCGCTTGGCTTCATTTTCCTTCTCCTTGTAAGTTGGTATGTACGTATCCTATTACTTATCTAGCTACTTGTCAAGCTATTGGGAAAAATAATTTGCACGCCCTTGTTCTCCAGTCCGTCCAGTGTGTCCGTTCCGATACGGAGAGGGAAGAGGTAGACAGGCTTCTCCAGTGCAATCATCCGATGAAGCATGTCCAAGCTGCCTGTGGACTTGCCATCCCATACGATGAGGGCTTCATCAGCGAACTGGGCCATCTCTTCGTTTCGCCAGTGACCGGCCAGAGCGTTGTAAGGCTTGCCTTCCCAGTTGTAACGGATGACAGCGCCCGGCACGTCGATGTCGTCCCAGTCGGCAGGCTTCTCGTGAAGCTTTAAATCGGCCTTAGAGGCGAAAATCTCTCCAAGGGTATCTACCCCCTTAGCCTTGCCCGAGACAACCTCTATGGCCCGTTTATGGCGCTCCCAGAGGCCCGATTCTAGGATAGCTGCACGGACGGTGCTGTAGCTCTTGATGGAGCGACTTCCAGCGATGATGAGCTTCATTTCTTGTGCTCCCCCAAGTACCATACAACGATCAGTCCCACGATGACGAACGCAAATACGCCAATGCGCTCCGGCCCTGTCAGGCTGGCAATCATTTCAAGTTTGTTCATTTACAGCCTCCTTATATGCTTTCCAACGTTGGTACGCTACCAAGGGCGTTTGCCCCGGCCAACAAGCAGGAAGATGAATGTCACGTCTGTCTCCACACCACCAGTAAGGGCCGTATTTCCAGATCAACGGTTTCATTTCGAATCCTTTGCCACAGGCAGGCGCAATAAGGCTGCTTGTAGAGGCGACAAACTCAGCTTTAACTCTGTAGTCACCATGAGCCTCCGCCCTAAAGCCTCGCCATCTTTGACCAACTTCCTAGCACCTAGCAGTGATGGTTTGCGTTTCTTGGTCATCGTCCTGTCCCTCGCATCGGCCAGCCCAGTTCACGCCGGGCACGCTCGTGTTGTTCTTGCGTCATGTGCGCAGTGACCCGTTCTTCTGCCTTGGCGAAATCCAAGTAACCCTCGAATACCGCGCCGACAGGGCGAGGCTTCAGTATCCTCATCATTGTAGAGTTGCGGTCAGGTGCTACGCTGTCGCACGTACCGGATGAGTCTAGGGACACCGAGTAATCAGGCTTCACAGCAGTAAGAAATACGTGTCTCAATGGCTTCTCCGTACCAGTTACCCAGCTATGGGTATTGTCGTCAATAACGGTAACGCCCGGCGTGCTCTCGATGTCAAAAGTGGCTTTCATAGTACCTCCTTAGAAAAGTTGAAGCCACAGGGACAGCAGCACCACTGTGATGCCCAGCCATGCAGCCCTGCATACCGCAGACGTAGCTTGATCGTTGATCGGCCAGAACGCCGACAGGATGCCGACTAAGACGATCCCCACAGCACCTCCAACCATCAGGAAAAACATCAGAATTTTAATTAGCATTTGTCAATACCTCCATGTCAGTTGTCCAGCTACGCGGGTTGTCGTCAATCATCACGTCGATGCGGATGCCTTGGGCATACATGAACTTCTCCTTGGCTTGCCGGTTGGTAGCGTAGATACCGTCCACGATGTTAGCGAACTCGCTCCGCTTGATGTCCTCGGCCTCGCCTTCATCTCGCCAAGTCACGATGTAGACCTTGTGGCCCCTCGCTCGCATGAAATTGACGAGACAGGCCCAGCCGATTTCGTCACGGGTTACAGTGTCGTCCCAGTCGAGTCCGATGTTCATTTGCCGTACTTTTCTTCATATGCAACGCTATGGAACACGCTGCCCTTGTACATCAGGCCATCAGCACACAAGTACAGCATACTTGCCGACGAAGTTGTTGGTAGCAACGCAGCCGTATTTGGTACGAGCGGCTTGGATATCCTCGTCCGTGATCCTGTGAGTTTCGGCATGGTAGACAATGCCAGAAAAGGTGATGACCAAAGCTCCGATCACGAACGCGGCAATTTTGTCTGCTGAATTCATTATTTCCTCCTGTAGTAACGAAAAAGCCCACTATACCGAAGCATAGTGGGCCTGTCAAGCTAGTTAGCTAGCTATTTCAATAAAATTCCCGGAAAGCCTCCGGGCCGAGCTTCTGGAGTCCTGCGAAGCCTCCCACTACGAACAGGCGTTTTCCGTCGTAGATTTGCGGGAAGCTACGGTGGCCCTCGTCAGTGATGAAGTTGTACGCGTACGGGTCTTCGTCCGCCTTAATCACTTCAAACTTCACTCCCTTGCTAGCTAGCAACTTAGCTGCTTGCTCGCACTTAGGGCACGACTCGATGCTGTAGATAGTTAGTTGTTTCATGGTCTATTCCCTTCATTATTGGCAAGCAACGCATTCGGATGACGAGCTAACGATAGCACGGCTACCTTGTACATAGTACAAGCTGTGTACCAATTCGTTCTCCCACGCGGACATGTGAACCTCTGTAATGTGCTGTCCAGTAGCATTCTTAGCAAATGCCAAGTTGATACTCTGGCCTTGGTCAATTTCCTTCTGGCGTGCTGCACACATACGCAGATGGTCGTACATGTTCAGTTCGAAGCCGGTCTTGAATACCTTCTTCTCATCATCAGTAAGCCACGTTACGTGTTGTACCGATCCGTAGCCCTTAACGACATCCGCAATGCAAGCATCAACGTCCAAGCCCTTAGCTTTGATCTTCGCCAGCAGCGTAGGGTTCACACGGTCCACGTCACCGGCAGAGGTCTTCTGCGTGAAGCTGAATGCCAAGTCAGGGTTGATGCCCTCCGAGATACCGCCGTAGATCAGTGCAGTGCTCTTTGTCGGAGCCACAGCCATACGGTGAGTGAATCGCAGTCCATACCCTTTGAGCCATTCAGGCTCCCCCAATTCCTTCGCTAGCCATTTCGATGCCTCCAGTGATTGATTGTTAATATGCTTGAACACAGTGATGTTCCACATGTGTGCAGGCAGTCCGCCAAACTCCATGTCGTTCATTTGCAGGTACGTGTGGAATCCGCCAGCACCAAGGCCAATAGCACGGCCCTTCTTCGTTGACGCTACGGCTTTCTCAAGCCCGCTAATCTTCGATGCAATCTCGACAAACTCAGATACCACGCAGTCAAGGAACACAGTTGCAACAAACGCAGCATCAGTGTTTTTCCATTCGTCCCACTTCGACAGATTCATCCACGCCAGCACGCAAGTGTAGGTGTAGTTGTCTGGGTCGCTGTGCAGGAAGATTTCCGTGCAAAGCTGAGAGCAACGAACCATCAGGCCGAGGTCTTTGTAGACTTGTGGACGAGCACGATTCACCTTGTCGATGAAGAAGTGATAGCCTTTGCCAGTAACCATCTTCACGCGCATCAGCCGCTTGAATCGCTTACGTGCTTCCTTGTCTTTCTTCTTCAGCTTGGCAATGAACGAGTCATACACGATCCATCCGATGTTGAAGTCATCCGGCTCTTTCTCCAGATGCGCAATCACTTCCCAGAAGTCGCCATGCTCTACATCCAGATAAGCTGCCCATGCCCCACGGCGAGCCGTACCCTGAGCCACATCACGCATGTCCTGAATGTGATGCTTGATCACCGGCAGCACACCAGAGGCTTTACCGCCGACACTGATGTCCGATCCACGAGGACGAATATACGATAGGTCAGACGCAGTACCGAAGCCTTGCTTGGTCAGCAGAGCCACTTCACGGTAGTTATTGTAGAAGCCCTCGATAGAGTCCTCCACAGCGCTACCAGCACACGATACAGGGCATCCACGGTTAGTACCCATGTTAGCGAGTACAGGCGTGCTACAGGCCACCCAGCCGTTCCATAGCACGGTAAAGAATTTGTCGGTCCAGTAATCCTCGATGTTGGCGTAGATCATAAGACCTTCGTTACTAGTAGGGATCATTACCTTTGGTGCATGCTTAGCAGCCGTCTCAGCAATCCGCATAAACTGTTCACGCGGGCTCTCTGCTTCGTACAAATACTTTTCCTTGAACATTTGTAGGCCCGCTGTCGGCATCCATTCAGGGATTGTTCCGTTAGCCTGCCCCAGCTTGCGCTCTTCACTTAGTGCTTCATACTTGCTCATTCGTATCCTCTTCTTCGTCTAGCCATTCAAAGTCTTCTTCCTTCCAGTGGGATGTGTATTCCCGGCCTTGACCTACGAAAAAGTCATTAAGTTGCATTTTCTGCACGCCGTTGTAGAACCATCCAGCAATAGGGTTCGCACCGATCTGCTTCTTAGAGAACAGTACAGGCACACCCAAGTCTTGCAAGCAAATGTTGATACGGCTCATAACGAACTGCTTCAGGCTTTCAGCCGTGATGCCAGTACCGATATCGCCTTCCGACATCAGCATTTCCGAGATGCGGAATTCATGCTCTGCCAGCTTCTTAGCAGCCCGGCGAATCTTGTTGCACAGGCTCTTCCACATCTTGGCGAAGTCTTCGGGCGACATCATGAATTTCAATTCTTCAATCGCTTTACGGAACAGCATAGCTCCGCCAATCTGGTGAAGACCTTCATCGACAACGCTCTGGTCAATGCCACGAACGGTGTTGCCGATCATGTTGTTACCTTTGCTCTGGCAGCTTTTGAAGACGGCGAAGTTAGCAAACAGAACGCCACCCTCCATCATCGAGAACACAGCAACGCTCAGCAAATCATCCTTGCTGTCCACATACTTGTCCAAGAACTTCACGCGAGAATTCAACACAGGGTCATCGACGTACGACGTATAGAATTCATCAGTGTCCAGTCCCAGCGTCTCGTTCAGTTTGTTGTAGAACGGAGCATGTACATGCAGTTCCATCATGCCATTAACGCTAGCTAGCCTTTGTACCTCTGGCCGTGGGAACGCCCGGACAATACGTCCCATCCAATATTCTGTTCCGGCGAACATCTCGTACTTGGTGAACAGCTTCAACCCAGTAGTAATTGCGTGCCGTGCTGCTGGCGACATATTTACCAGCATGTCTTGCTTATCTTTTTCTACTTCAATCTCGTTTGCAGTCCAACGGCAATCTTCGAACTGGGTATTAGCCAATTTGATAAATTCGGGGTAGACAGTTACGTAGCTATCAGTAGGAGTCATAATTTGTGGTTTTGGAATCGACATAACCCTCCTATAGGAATAAAAATGGGGGCCGTAGCCCCCGTTCAGTGTTAGGCAGCTATTGTACCATACACCCAGCTACTTTGCAAGCTAACTACTTAGCAAGCTTTTTATGTTCGCACAATGTTGACCGGCTACCATCTTCCTTAAATGGATCACCACGCACCAGCAGCAGAGCATCTTCCAGAACTTTAATCTGGGCAGAGATGATATCTGCGTCAGGGTTGAGTTGGTCCGGTGCCAGCGCCTCTCCTTTGCTCTCACCTTCGTAGTCACGGCCGATAGTCATGGAGGCAGCTAGGTCCGCTGCCAAGCCGACATCACGGTAGCCAGCAGCAATCATTCGGTCCTCTGCCGTAGCCCATTCGCTCGATAGGAAGGATTCGTTGATTTCCACGTCGCCTACGATCTGGTAGCTAATCACCACCTTGCCTTGAAGGTTGCGATGCTGACTAGGAATAAACTGTACTGGGTACTCAAGGTCAAAGCCGAGAGTCTTCAGCACAGGGCGAAGCAGTTCAGTGTTCGCCGGGTCGATGAAATCCATCTGACGCAGATGCGACAGTTCTGGGACCAGTTGCAGATCGGTTACGCTAATGACTTTCATGTATTACACCAGCTTTCCGGTCAGGTCATTCAACTTGACACTCTTGTATCCGGCAGGCTTCATCACCTTCCCTGCCGAGTTCTTCAGCACGTAGCGGTAGTTGTTCGAGTCGAAGTTGATGGAGTAGCCAGCAGCTTTAGCAGTCGCCATGTCCTCCGTTGACATCTCCAGCGGGAACTTGGTCAGGTTGTTATCCGTGACGCGCTTCAGGGCACGGGCGACGTCGAAACCAGCAGCTTCCAGTTGTTGAAGCAGACCGGCACCGACGACGAACATGTCACATGCACCGTCCAGCAGTTCCGTCATGTCTTTGGCCTCTACGCCGTCGATTGTCTCGGTCAGTTCCTCGAAGCACAGCGACACTTGATTGTCAACCTTCGCCAGCGTCACAGCGTTGAGGTTGCCCGCCAGTTGATTAAACACCTTGACGCTATCGTAGGCTTCTTGAATGTAATTCGATTTCATTGTATTTCCTTTCTCAGTCGGGACTCTGCAAGCCTTGCTGGCGCAGATATCCACGTAGTAACGGTTCCTGTGCAACGAGGTAGGCAGTGTTGAAGTCGTATTCGTACTCCTTGCTACCCTTCTCCCACAGAATCAACCCATCGCCATCCATAAAGGATGACACGCCTTCTGGTACATGCTCGTACGTAGCTTGCCAGTTAGGGCGAGGCGACAACACAGCCTCCCCTGTCGATAGCAAGTACAGGTTGATACGAACATCGCCCGGCACCTCTACCGCTGTCTGGATCATAGCGGCATAGCTTCCAGCACAGGAACGCCGTCGATGATCAACGCAGTGCCGATAAATGGACGCTTCAGGTTCACGTTGTTGTAGCTAAACGCGTAACTCTTATCGTCAATCAGGCAACCTGCATTAACAGCGAAGTAGCGACCATTCGGGTTCGCCCACCACTTGATAGCGAACGACTCGTGGTAGTGACCACAGATATGCGACATGCCCATTGCTTGGCTCGTCTTGATCGCGTCTGCGCTCTTGCCGTGGTGGATATACACCTTCTGGCCGTCAGGCAGTTCAATCGTCATATCCTCGTGCCACACCCAGCCCGGACCGACGCCCAGCACCTCGTTGTAGCTGCGGATGTATGCACGCGGCAATCCGTGATGCTTCGCTTTCCTGTGGATCATGGAGCCGTGATTCGACTCGATTATGTCCATGTTCGGGAACCGTTTGTACAGTTCTGCAATGACAGGAAGCGATTGGCTCAGTTCGTGCCCGGCACTCCACAGGTCAGGATCACTGTCGTGGAATGACAAGGCATGTTTGTCCAGTTCATCACCAAGGCAGATAATTCGCGTTGGTTTGTATTTCAGCACCAGTCCATCTAGGAACGGTAGCAAGCCTGCATGGTGATACGGAATGTGCATATCCGAGATGAACAGGATACGAGAGTTATCATGCTTGCCAGTTGGGATTGCCAACGCTCGCTTGTACTCTCGCAGATAGTCGTTCACCGTCGTCTTGCCCTTCCCTACCATGCTAGCAATCTCACCGCCGCTGTACCCTTTATTGCTAAGAGATACAGCCTGCAATTGCCAGTCAGTGTTGTAGGTAGTCAAATTTCCTCCTTAGTTAATCGCTTGCAGGCTGGCCTTAGCCGCGTCGAAGCGCTCCTGAGCCGCCTTCAATTCATCTGCTGCCGCAGCCAACGCCGCTTGTGCTGCAACCTTGGCCGGGTCTTCTTTCTTCCACAGGCTCTTCCCCACCTTGGAAGGATCGAGAGCTTGCCCGGTTGCGCTAGGAATTTCGTACACTTCCACAACCTCCCATCCTGTTTTGTCCCCTTCAGAAGGGATTAACCAGTTACTATCTTCTCGGATGATGAACGTGTCCCCGGCTGCGTCTAGCGCAACGATGTAGAGTTTGCCACTGGCAATACGCACACGGCGGAACGGCTTCAGGAACTCTTCGTAGCCTTTAATCTCCGGTTCGAAGGCTTCCTCTGGATACCAGCCCGGATCGCCGTCGTTGTCCCGAATCTGAATCTCCGGGACTCTGTCGTTGCTAGTACTCGTTACCTCGTAAGTGCTGCCTTTCGAGATGTAAACGTACTCGGCGGTTGTACATTTAACCTTGTCGCCTACCTTGAATTTATTTGCCATATTCATTTCTCCTTTGGTAATGCATCCCGGAGGATGCTTGTTACAAGCGCTTTACGCTTGGTAGCGTTACTAACTGAGGCACCAGTGTACCCGTAGCTAGCTAGGTAGTCAAGGATATTTTCATCCTTCATCTTCTCTGTGACAGATTTCTCCAGCCGGGCTTCGTCCAAGCTGATGCCCTTCGAGCTAGCTAGCGTATATACCTTGTGACAGGGCTTGCACAGGATGCGGAGGTTGTCCGTCTCACAGTACAACCGATTCACGAAGGGGCCGATGTCATCCGACGACAGAATGCTACCGGCATCCTCTGGGTAGTGGTCAACCTCGACTTCCTTCTGCATGAACCACTCCGTACACATGGCACACTTGTACTCCCACTTCTGCTGCGTCTTAGGACCGCGATAGGAGCGTCTAGCGGCCTTCAAAGCCTCTGCCCGTGGAGGCCACCTTAACCACTTCGAACGCAGCGCAGAACGCACCCAAGCGAGCCATTGAGCCTCCGTCATTGTCCCGCCGCAGCGGGTCAGTTCGCCCTTAGTCTTTGCCATACTTCGCCAACAGGATTGCCAGTTCGCTGCGTTCCCTTTTCTCTTGCAGCACAGCGTATTTGCGCTCTTGTTCCAATCGGGCAGCGTATTCCTCGTCCGTCTCTTCTCGGTCAACCGTCAAGTACATGTCGATCCCATCGCCGTCGAGGTGGAGAACGGTATTCCCTCCGTGCTTTTGGATAAGAGCGTCTACGAACGTCTTTACCGATTCGAGCGTTACAGTATCGAAACAATAGTGGCTGATATCGTAGTCATGCACCTTTACGGTCTTCTTAGTCATATTTAATCTCCAATTTATCTAGTGTGGCCTTGACATCCAGTTTATCGCCCGGCTTACGTAGCATCAAAGCCATCGTTGCCATCTCCTGCATTACGTACAGCCAGTCGATCTTCACCGGCCCTTTGCAGCCTTCTACGACCTTCTCTTTCGGATACAGCTTCTTGAATACCCTTACCATCGCTTCGAAGGCTTCCTTGTCGTTCTTGCAGTCCTTCAAGTCCTTGTAGGCACCCTTGCTAGCGTAGCTAACGTCACTGAAGCAATTGCTCTTGTAGTTATCCGCACTATCTCCGGCAGTGATTTGATAGTACAGCCACATCCGCCCAGCACCGTCAACGTTACCCTTCTCGTCTAGCCAGAGGCTACCGAAGCCTTCTATAAGCCGTGGCTCAGTGTCCTTGGTCGGATTGAAGTGCCAGCCGTTCGTCTGCTTGCCATCTTTATCCACCGCGATAGCGATAACACGGTCCTCGTCCTTCTTGCCGCCCTTCTTCCACGCGTCGTATCCAGCCACGGTAGCCATGCTAACGGCGTCATCTGCCTCGATGTTCGTCTCAGCAGGGCCAGTGACCAGAATGCCGTTGTGGTGCTCGACAACGTAGTCCTTCATCCGATCCAGCAGTAATGGGCGAAGCATGTCCTCTCGTTGGCCTTTGTACGGAAGCAGGGTAGCCTTGTCGTGCCTGAACACTTCACCTCGGCCAGTATAACACACGTAGCTAGTGATACCTAGCTGCTTATGTACCGACTTAATCTTATCGTCCAGAATCTTCCGTGCTCCCTCGAACGGGCTCATCTCGCCCACTACGATGTTACCTTCCTCGTCTTCTAGCCGCGTCTTGAACGGGCGTGGCCGGTGGCCGGGCACTACGGTGAAGTCCTCGGCCTTGTAAAAGTCGTTGCCAGCTAGCTTGTTCTGAATACCGATCCAGCCTCCGTCCTTCTTCCGCCAGTCGCCCCACAGGGCACTCTGGTTATCTAGTTCGATTACCTTGCCAGTAGGCATGTGAGTAGCTGTGATGAATTTTTCCTCCGCAACGGAAACCGCGTCGAATATACAAAAATCAATGTCCCATACTGCCCTCATCTGCACCTCCATGTCTTTGTGTGTAGCCCGCACCTTCAGCGTTTAGCTTGTTAATAACGTCCGACCTGTGCTCACAAGCCGCCTTGAACGCCCCTTCTTCCCCTAGCTTTGTCACAGAAAAATACTTGTAACGGGACTTCCCTTCCATATCCCGCCACCCTGCAACCCATCTCCGCTTCTCCTTCCCGCCTATCATCTCGGTATTCAGTGACACGCCTACCACCCCTGATTTGTTTGTAGTAGGCTTCTTTCTGTTCCTGTGATTTACGTTGTGCCGAACCGCTCTCAGGTTCTCATACTTGTTGTTGAGCGAGTTGCCATCTACGTGGTCTACAGACATGTCCTTAATGTCTTCACCGTGCAACTCCATGACAATCCTGTGACAGTAGAACAGTCGGCCATCCACGTATGTAACGTAGTAACCGATGCCAGCTATGCTACCTACTGGGCTTCCAGCCTTAGCCCTGAGTATCTGGTAGTCCTTTCCAGTCCTCCAGTCCGTCTTCCTCCTTAGGCCACTAGGAGACTCAGCATCGTAGTAAAACATCTCGTGCCAGTCCAAACTTTCTTTTGTTTTCATCCTCTCTCCTAATGAAAAAGCCCCGCACCCTTTCGGAATGCGGGGCTAGCTAGGCTACTTACCTAGAATGTTGACAAATCAGAAAGGCACGTCCTCGTCCATATCCTCTTGTGGGACAAGCTTCTTCTCGGCCTTCTTGGCAGCAGGCTTAGCTGCTGGCTTAGATGGAGCCACGTCGTCATCTGCTACGTCGTCCTGCGTCTTGTTGCCTTGCTCTGCCTCGAACGCCTCGATTGCCTTTTGCATCTGCGAACCGGCATAGTCGTTAGCCAGCTTGATTTGCTTGATGATGTTGGCACGGATGAATTTGATGTCATCCTTGGTAGCGTTCGTAAAGGTGATGGCCTTCGGTTCCATCTTCAGGGCAGCGAACGTAGGTACGACTTCTTCCTCGTTGCCTTCGTCGTCTTCTTTCACTTCGGCTGGCACTTGCGATGCCTTTTTGAAGTTGACGTTCTTGTAGACGATTTCCACGCCGTCCTTGTCATTCTTGCCGGACTTCGTTTCTTTCACTTCCACTTCAGCGATGAACTGTTCGCCCAGCAGTTCTTCGATGTCCATCGACTCTACGACTTCCGGCTTGCCTACAGCGTTTGCCAGTTTGGTCAACAGGTTTTGAGGATGGAAGCCCCACTTCTTGCCTTCGATGGTCTTGCCTTTGGCGTCCTTTGGAGGGGATGCAGCAAAGTTGATGCCCTTCAGCTTGCCAGCGAACGAGTTGTTCAGCAGCAGGCGGTAGTGGGCTTTGCCGACATCACCGCCGTAGTCCACCAGATCATTGACCAGATCGGCAAACACTGCGACTTGCTGACACGGCTTCTGCTTCTGTTCCACTGCACCTTCGGTGTCTTCCGTGACGATGGTATCGCCCTTCTTCCAGATGGATTCACGGTTCTGTTCGCCCAGATCAACGATCAGAGAGACACGAGCACGGCGAGCACCGCTCTTTGGAACCGGGAAATTGCGTGGTTCGAAGTCGCCGGAGTTCTCGGTACGGTTTGCGTTTTTTGGTTTGAATGCCATTGATATTTCCTTTATTGAGATGCGTATTAGACGCGGGGTTCACCGTTTTGTTTAGCCTCGATTACGGCGGTTCGAGAGACAATCTTTACTCTCCTTGATCGTCGTAGACGTACTTCGTATTCCGTGTCTCGAAGTCCTTCCCGTTAGCGTCGATGCTGACGACACGAGATGTCGTAACAACTTCACCGTTCAGGTCGTGATTCGGATGGTCAATCGGCACTACGATTGCGTTGTATCCGACATCCATTAGCATCAGTTGCTTGCTGTAGCGGACTACAGGCTTGGCCGGGAAGTCTGAGGCTTTCGGGAACTTCCATTCGGCCACGGTGGCAGATTTACTTAGGCTCATCGCTTACCCCTTGCAAGCTTTGTACAGTTCGTAGGCACTCCAGATGATCACTGCGGCCCCTGCTGCGATGGTGAAGGCATTACCTGCCGAGATTCCTACGCCTAACGTAAGACCGCCGATGGCTCCGAAGATATTTTGTTTCATTCAGTCCTCCTTTAATTTAGTGGCCTCCCGACCTTGATTCGAACAAGGAACACCTGACTTAGAAGATCAGTGCTCTATCCTTTGAGCTACCGGGAGTGTTTGTAGTCAGCATTCTACACTAGCTAGCTAACTATGTCAAGGCTCAGCAACTTGTCTACGCTATCGTCAAGCAATTCGAAGTCCTTTGTACCTCGAACTAGCATGCTAGCGTTGTAGCTACTGTGCCCGTGCTTGTACAGCCAATCGAGCAATTTTACAGCGTTCACCTTGTAGGTGTTTGTAAGTAGCGTACGTACCGTGATGTGCCCTTTAGGGAAGTCCTCTGCGAACTTCACCCAGTGAGGGAAGGTCATAAGTACGTACGCTATGTTTCCTGCCCGGTGCTGACCGTCTACGCCTCTGTTGTCCACTACGACAGCCGTAGCTGCTGTGAGCATCAGGGCGTAGTCCTTGGCCCTAGCTCGGCGTTTGCCTCGCTTCTGGGCCTTGGTAGCCTTCGTACGTCTAGCCATGCGCCCAGACATCAATCAGAATCGCTACCCAGATCAGGCCGAATCCAGTGAAGGCAGTAGCTAGGCAGCGGTCTGCATACTTGTGCACTGTGAGTGCCCGGCGATGATACGGAGTGGACCCGGCGTAGTTCAGCAGTGCTACCCACAGCGGGAATCCTAGCACCATTAGCGTAATACCGATTTTGGCAAGCAGTCCCATATTACTTACCTACATTCACCATGCCACGGAAATCAGACGGTACGACAATGGCGTGCACCTTGCCGTCACGAATGCCTTCAGCGATCATCATGCCTGCTTGGGCATTCATGTAGGCGATGCTTTGACCGGCGTTGTTAGCCAGCGAGGCCATACGCTGAGCTTCACGTTCGGCAGTTTTTACTTCGACTTCCTTAGCCAGCAGTTCGGACTTGGCCTTGACCAGATCGTTAGCAGCCTTCGTAATCGCAGCGGACGGAGCAATGCTCTTTACCTGAATCTGCGTCACCAGAACCGACGAACCCAGCTTCTCAGCCTCTAGCGTGGACTTCACCTGAGCCAGAATCTCAGCTTCGATGTTCTGACGCTCATCATTCATCTTCATGGCTTCGTACTTACGGGCCACCTTGTAGACGGCGTTACGAATCGTCGTTTGCAGGTACGAATGCATCAGCAGAACTTCTCCTTCAGCGTTCAGGCTGTGGAAGCTGCGGTTCTTGTTGACGTACATGTCGCTAACGCTGGCCGGATTGATGCTGTAGACGGCGGTGACATCGAAGTCGGACATCGTGGAGTTGTCTGAGGCCAGCGGCGTCAGGTTGGTGACATCCACCGAGATTTCCTTGACAGGGATGTCGATCACGCTGCCCACCACCACCTGATTGAAGCTGCCCGGAAGGCGTTCCGATTGCTCCACGGTTTTGTCGAAGTTGACACGAAGGCCAACCTTGCCCGTATCAACGATGTGGCATGCGGACAGGGACATTGCTACGGCCAGAATTGCGAACAGTTTTTTCATTAGTAATTTCTCCTTAGTTGGGGATTTGTTGAACGTTGGTGCGGGTAATGTACTGGTAGACTCCCTTCTCGGCTACGTAGTAGCCTGCATACTCATCAGAGTAACGGTCTTCTACTTCCATCACTTCTGTACCATTTTTGAAGCAGTGACGCAGAACACCTGTAGAGGTCATACCGTCGTTGCCTACCACTACGTGGGTTGCCTTAAATTCCAATTTTCTCTCCTTGTTACATCGCGGCCAGATCGGCTTCGATGATTTTCTTACGCTCAGCACGGATCGTTTCCGACTCACGTACGCTGCCGAAGGCTTCCACTTGCGTGTAGTCCACGGACATGTACGGCAGTTGGCGTTCCAAGTCTTTCAGGCTCTTGCCGACGAAATGCTGAAGCATCGCATTGACGCGTTCCTCGGACTGCTTGTCGGCCTCTTCGAGACGTTTCAGGTTCTCGGCCTGCTGCGACACCAGAGCGTCCTTACGGTCGTATGCTGCCTGTTGGCGTTGTTCGAACGTACCCTTCTTCTTTGCTTGACCCATCTTGTTCTCCTTATACTTCTGCGATGAAAGCGCCTTCCGGCAGTGGCTTGACGTATGGCCGCAGAACGTCCAGACGCTTACCCGAACTGTTGATATAGCCAGAAGCATGCTTGCCATGCTCATAGGTAGGTTTCCCCTCCCACGCATACAATTTCGTGGCTTCCTTGCTATCCTTCGTCACGTACTTGGCCCACTCTGGCAATTCGTAATCGACGCCTTCGTGGTTGTACAGACGGGGCTCCGTCACGAGTTCAACATCTGACTTCCAGATGCCTTTTGAGCCGTCTACGAGCATGTATACAGCCATTGGCGTGTCATCAGACCTCACCCTGTCTTGCACCTCGAACGTCTCACCGACCCGATTAACATACCAGACGCGGTTGTTGGCCGCACGCAGGATTTTAACTTTCATGTTGCCCCCTTACTTAGTGGATTTCTTAACGTTCTTGACAACCTTGCTCAGCGCTTCTGCTGTGTACGGTTGCTTAGTATCAGTCAGGGCACCGCCCAGCGTAACAACGTCTGCTACGACGGCTACAGGCGTTTCGATGAGGACGCCAACGGTGGCTTTGGTCAGGTTCTTGAGTGCTCCGAACATATCGTCTCCTTTACTCGAACACAGCGGCCATCTGGGCTGCGATCTTGGTTGCACGGGTTGCCTCGGCTTCAGCCTTCTTGGCGTCGGTGAGGCTCTGAGCCGCAAGATCAAATTTACGCGATGCTTCTGCCGTCTGTTCCGCTGCTACAGCGTTCAGGTCAGCGATGGTGGACTGGAAGGCAGCGACTACGCTGTCAACGGTTTTTGCTGGGGTGGTTCCGAAAAACGCCATGTTATTTTCTCCTTGGTTAGGCCCTGAAGGGCGGGTTGTTTGCTGTTTTCGTCAGCGAGTAAGAGCATCTTACCTACTACCTAACTACCTGTCAAGCTTCTTTTGAATCTTTTTCTTTGTCGTCAATTTCGGCATGCCACCAGCCCATTAGCCAGTCTTGGCAGGCTTCTCCGCCCGGTTCAAACGGGCAGGCCGACGTTGGCAAGCCTTGTTGGTAGGCTTCGTAGCCCCGATCATAGTAGTCCATTATACCTCCTTTAGTTAGCTAACGCCACCTAAATAGATAGCGTAACTATTGTTACATTAGTGGCAAGTTGCCCAGTTAGTTCCAAGCATGTAGCCAGCCGTCAGCTCCACGTTCAACTTGTAGTACTCGCCAGCCTGCTTGACAGCCATAGTAGCCAGTTCCCCGGCGCGGCAGTAGCCGACGTAGTACACCTTGTCCGTGTGACCAACATCACTCCACACCTTGTCCGTTTGCTCCGCTTTAAAGGCTTTAGCGGCCTTCTCCGCAGCTTTCTCGGCTGCTTCCCTGTCCTCGCCATCCTCGATCTTGAACACCTTCCACTGCACGCTAGCCCGTGTAACCTCAAGCTGGGCTTCGTCGTGGTAGGCAATAAGCTGCTGACAGAATTTCTCCCGGTCAGCTACCTTCGCTTTCCAATCGTCCTTGAAGAAGTCAATCAACAGCCCTTCCTCTCGAAGCATACGGTCATGCAGCACCATAGCCCGCTTGGCACAGATAACACCTGCGCTCTGGAACGCCGTGTTGATGACGTTACCCTTGCTTCGGATAGGCAGCTTACGACCGTCGATGCCTTTCAGGAACCGCTTACCGCCTACGGACTCCCAGTATTCCTGCATCTTCTCCTTCAACTGCTTCAGCGGATAGGCTTGGTCCCAGAACGCATTGAAAATGATGGTAGCCTCTTCGATGCTACAGCCGACTGTCTTAGCTACCCTAGCAATCTGGGCATTGTACGAACAGCCGTACTTGACGTTCTTAGCCGTACCACGAGGGAACGGACGCCCCAGCAACTCCGTAATCTGCTTTGCAAGCACAGAGTGGCAGTCGTTTGGCTTCTCAGCCGTCAGCGACACACCATACTCAGGTCCACCCGGATAGCGGTAGACGTAGTGCGACTCGATTTTCGCCTCCAGAGAGTCGAAGTCGTAGCCAAGCTGCACGAAGCCGTCGTCCACACCGAACAGTGCTCGCATCTCTTTCCCGTACTTGGACGTGACCCGTGGGATATTAGCCACCAGACGGTGTTTAAACCGGCTTGTAGCGGCTCCGCACGTATCGGCAGGGGTAGGTATCCGCCCGTCCTCGTTAATACGATCTACGGCCATCCAGCCCTTCTGCATGTCCTCGTCATCATCTGGGTCAATGCCACCACCCAAGATGCTGTTGCGTCGATGCTTGTACGTCAGGTAGTCCGAGATTTCACGGGCGTACTTGAACTTATCTTCCATCTCCACAAGCTTAGGATCAATCTCCTTTTCCATGCCGACTGTCAGGGTTGGGTTCGTGTACACCTTGATTGCCCGCTTCATGTGATCGATGCCCAGAATCTTCGACATCACACGCTCTTTGTTCGTCAAGCGAGTGACACGCATGTCCTCTGGCAGTTCGTCCAGCCGGTCGTACTTGAACGGGCTAGCGAAGGTCTGTTCAACCCACTTTTCCACCGCTACTTCGAACTTCTCTCGCGTCAGCTTCTTCTTCTTGCTGTCCACGGTCAGGTCACGTTCCTTGTACTGCGTAGGCTGCCATCCTAGCGTGACAAGCCACTCCTTAATGTGGAGCGTGTCGTCCAGCTTTGCAGGCATGTGCGTGAAGATCGGCTCTGCTGGCATAGGTAGTGTGTAGTGCTTTCCATGCAGAACAGCTTGCCATACCCCGTTCACCTCTACGAATTCTCCGCCGTGCTTCTTGGCAAAGTTGAGGATGTGCGTCGTCGGCTCGCCGTTCTTCTTGAACTGCTTTTCCACTGGCGTGTAGTCGTTCAGGGCCGTCTTCGTCAGTGGCTTGGGCGGAATCAACGGCTCAACAAGCTGCCGTAGTTCTTCCATCTTCGCATCCAAGAACTTGACGTTCTCTACAGCCTTCTCCCGGTCGAACTTGAACCCTCGATGCTCCTGCCGAGTGATAATTTCGGCTACGGCCTGTTCCAGTTCAAACGCGCTAGTCCAGTCCCAGTCTCCCCACTCCCGCATCAACATCGTGTAGACACGTTCATTCACGTCAATGTCTCGCACCATGTACACGCCCATCTCTTCATGGTATTGCCGGAACTCCGCACCCTTCGGTGCGTCAGCCGCAATCAGCCCAATCTCGATAGCCTTGCCTCGCCAGTCGATCTTCTCAAGGCCCAGAATGCGACCGTGGTACTCGATGCTGTGCTGTGGCCGGTCAGGGTTCAGCGTCTTCGACAGCACCAGCGTATCCGTGATCTTGATCGGCCTTCCGCCTACCATGTCAGGGATGCCCAGTTTCGAGCAGCCGATGCTGTAGTCGATGCCCAGCGTCAGCTTCAACGCCAGCAAGTCAAACGAGATGATGTTGTGGCCGATAAGCTCGTCAATGTCCTCTTCCAGCAGGAACTTCTTCAGCTTGCCGTTGTAGACATCCTCTGGTCCGAAGAACCAACGCCGGTCAGTGCCATACTCCTTGAAACCGGCACAGTGCATGAACTGAGGGTCTTTGAGGCAGTAGGGCGAGGCGTTGTAGTCAACTGTGTCAGAGTTGATAAGGTTTTTTGTTTCAGTATCAAATACTAGTCTCAATCCCATCTCGTCTCCTTATTGATCTATGTACCGGGCGTATTCATTGTCAGGGCTGATTACCCGCTCCATGCTCCTAATCTCACGCCGAATAATGTCGTCGTACATGGCTGCCACCTTCTCAGGAGAGATGTAGCCAGATTGACCGGCGAACGGCATCTTGAACTTGTCCATCACCTCCCACACGGAGCGGTTGATGCCCAGCACACGTTTAGCACGGGTCACAGCCACGTACAGCAGGTTTTGTTCTGCCTCGGACAACCCTTTCCACTCGCCCTTGTCATAGTGCGAAGCGAAGTCGTCAGCCAGCATCACTTGCTCTTCCTCGCGTCCCTTGGCCTTGTGGGCTGTGGTGTACGTGGCGATGGCACTTGCAGGGGCTACGTAGCTTTCCAGTGTGGCGATGAACTTGTCTACTGTTCCGCCTTCGATGATCCCGACTACACGTTTTAACGGTCCACCGGACGACTGCTCCATTTCTTCGATAAAGTCATACCACGTGGCGTACGGAAGGATTTCCTCGTGCTTGACATTCTTAATGTCACCTCGGTACAAGGCATCTGCCGATTGGAGCATCTTCACGAAGTCTTTAACGTCAATCTCGATCTTGATCTTCTCGCCTCGCCCTAAAGCTTCTACAGCCTCGATCAACAAAAGCGTATTCGTGCGGAACAGGTACATGTGAGGCTTGGTCCGGTCCACTACGTCAAAGCCGACGGTGCAGTTGATATCCTTCCGGCCTGTCAGAGTCATGTCGTGATCCAGCACAGCGCTAGCAACGTCAGCAATGCCTTGACCATAGCGGAAGCTCTGGCTCAGCGGAGCCGTTTTGCAGTCCACCATTTGCATCGCATTGACAGCACCACGCCAGCCGTAGATGGCCTGACGGCGGTCGCCAACGATGATGATCTTGGCCGTGTCCTTCTGGTTAAGAACGATATCTAACACGCATGGCGTCGTGTCTTGGAATTCATCTACGTACAGCACTTCGTAGCTCAGGCGAGGCTTTGAAAGTTGGTACAGTTTCAGGTAGGTATCGTGCGTAGCCAGTACCTCACTACCCGGATTGATACGATCCTCCCACAGCTTAACGGCGTACTGATGGATAGCGGAGATGGAGCTAGGAGCCTCTTCACGCAGCTTCTCAGTTCCTTTGAACGGGACGTGCTTCATGGCTACCTTGCTATCCGCCGACTGCTGGAAGTTCTCCACAGTTTGCTTGACGAACAGGCCAATAGCTGCTGCGGTAGCTACACGGTCACGGGCGAATCCGTAGACATCCTTGATACCGTAGAAGCGGGCAATCTCGCTACCCGTGCCTGCTACGTTCTTGTACGCACCCTTCGGCCGAGACAGCTTCGATTGCAGGGCAATACCGAAGGCACGGTAGGCCAAGCTGTGCGTTGTCATGCACATTACGTGGGCCGGGAAGCGTTCCTCTGCTTCGACAGCCGTGACTTTGTTGAAGGCCAGATACAGGCTACGGGCCGGGATGTTCTCCGAAATAAGCTTCAGGGTGGAGGTCTTGCCTGCACCGGCTCCGGCCTCGATCTTCGACATAGCTTCGGCCTTGGCGAGTTCGATGCAATACTCTTGTTGGTTAGTTGGCTTCATATTTCTCCTTGTAGTGGTTAGGCTTCACCCTAACGAAAAAGCCCATCATACCGGAGCATGATGGGCCTGTCAAGCTAGTTAGTTAGCTAGTACTGCTATCACGCCACCACAGAACGCCCATAATGCTGCGCCCTTGTAGTCGTCGCAGAAGAGCGAGATTGCCAAGAAAATTACTGCGATAGTAAGCATAGTTACCCTTTCAATTTATGACACGCAAGGCCATCAGGTCTTGGTATCGTTGCAAAAACATTTCCCGTGCAACCCAGCAAGGCCACGGCTCAATTTCCATCTCAAACGGCTCGATGCCGCTCAAGTCGTAGTGATCCCAGTCATCCGGGCGAAGGTCACGAATCTCCGCAGCGAACACAGCCTTGTCAGCTACATGCACCTCGGGACGCATAGGATAGTCCAGCCCGAAGCGGGACATCATGTACGACTCGTGAAGTCGCTCCATCCGTTTGTAGTCGGGTAGCTTCGCTTTCAACGGCGTTGGACAGTCGCCCAGTACCGCCTCAGTTGCGTCATGTAGCAAGCCTTCCAACGCGTATTCCGGTTCGATAGCATAGCTAACGTAGACGCTGTGCTGGGCTACGGTGTACATGTACGGAACTTGCCCTAGATAGCGGCAAATCTTGCTCAGTCCAATGGCAATGTCTTCAATGGTGATGACATTGCTTAGTGGATCGTCGTAGCTGTACACCTTCCCTGATAGAAGAAGGATACCTTCCTTCATGTGCAGTCCGATTCTGATGAGATTTCTCGCATGCCGTCGTTCAGGCTTACCTCTACTTTAACGTCGTCATCACACACCTTCCTTGCACGCACTGATACGGACAGTCGTGCGTAGAGAACGTCCATAACTGCATCCATGAAGTCTTCTTGCGTTTCAAAAGTAATCGGCATTAGCCCTCCTTCTTATCTGCGATTGTATAGTGACGCGGATTCTTACCGGCGTGAACCTCTTGCAGCTTCTTCACGATGTCCTTCAGGGTGTCACGCTCCTTCAGGTAGCCAGCCATGCTAAGGCGGTCATCAATCAACGTACCTGCCGCTCGTGCTTCCAACAGGATAGCTACGTTAGCTAGCACACCGCCCAGATTCGGAACGCCGTCTGCCGGATCAAACTCTTCGCCCGATGCCCATGCAGCCAAGTGACGCTGTGCAGCCGCGATGTAGATAGATGCCTCCACAGGCGTATTTGCGAAGTTGGCTGAACCATACTTCAGCGAACCGTTGTACAGGCCCAGAGCACCGTAAGCGGACGCCAAAGGGCTCCACATGTGCAGCGGAATCGACGCCAACCCGTACTGCTTCTTAGGGTTAGTGTCTGGCTGTGGCTCCGGCACCTCTACGAAGCCACCAGCAGGCTCCACCTTAACGTTGTGGTCAACTGCCCGTCTGTAGGCGACAACTTGACGATCATATTGGATCGAAATGCTGTTGTGATCGGAGCCGAACGTGAGTATTTGGTCTGCTAGCCTGATGTCTCCGTCTCGCAGCTTCACTTCGTATGCATCGGATGGCGCTGGATCGATACCCGGACGATGTTCAATCCATCCATTAGCTTCAGGAACGCGCATCACCTCTTTGCCGAGGTCGTTAGCAACAGCTTTCGTCATGGCCTCCAGCGAGATTACCTTGCCCTCTTCCTTGACAGGGCGGTATGCCTGAATTTCCTTGCCTCGGCGGCTTTTAATGTTCCACGCCCAGTGATAATCAGTGGCGGTATAGGTTGTGCCGTCAAAGAACAGGATGTCAACCTTACCGTGCACTCCCGGCTCCGTTCCCGTGTTAAGAATCCAGCCTTGCTTACGCAGCTTGGCACGCCTACGCGACTCACGACGCTTCTTGGTCTTCTCTTTCTTCCACTGGTCCGCTACCTCTAGCAGCTTGACAATCGAACCTTGGCTGTTGTTGCCGCAGATAACGAAGCCGTCAGTACACCTCATACGGCAGTTCTCATCTACGTAAATCGTTCCGTCTCGTAGAGACAAAATAGGCGTCCGTTCCTCCCCTGCTACCTTGAAGAACCACATGTACCCCAGCGAAAACAGGAGCCGCTGAACCCGAAGCGATTCAGACTCGGTATGTACGCGAAAGTAGGTATTCTTGAATGTATCTGTCAGTTTTGCCAATTAGTTTCTCCTTTAGATTGAAGCCGTGGCCTCTGGTTAGTTACGTAGCTAGCAGCTTACACTAACTAGCTACCTATGTCAAACTTAGAAATCGCCCATCTTCGTACCAGCCTTCGACAGCCAGTCTTGCTTGTCATGCATGGTGTGCGTCTCTTTGCAGTAGTAATACTCCCCGGCCACGCCCGTGTTACCTGTCCAACGAATCTTGGTAGCCTTCATAAAGGTAGTGTTCTTCTCTACCTCATCTTCGGCTTCCTTGTTACGGCTGAACAGCAGATTGCACGCTGCCGATTTGATCAGGCTAGACGAGCCGTGGATATCCTCTTCGTGCATGTCTGCACCAGTGGAGTTAGCCTTCTGGCCGCTGCCGCTCTTACGAACGTGGCTGACATTGACGAACGTCACCATATACTGCTTGATGATGCCCTTCATCCACGAACAGAACTTCGCCTGTTCCTCGTTGTTCAAGCCCTCCAGCATGTCCTGCACAGGGTCGATGATGATCACCTTGCAATCGCACTGGATAATCAGTTGCAGGATGAGTTCCTTCAACGATTCCAAGCCGCCGTCTCGGTCTTCGATCAAGTGCCAACGATCCGAGCCATCCGGCATCTTGAATAGCTCTTCGGATGCGGCCACCACTTCAGGGCTATTTAGGTACGCTACCTTCTCTCCTACATCTTCGATCAGGTCAATCTTGCGTCCTACGTGCCTTGATAGCAGCTTCGTGCCATACTGCCCGGAATCACTTTCCATCGTAATCACGCCGATACGGTGCGGACTATGGAAAATCCAGTAATACGTACACTCGTCAATGATCGTTGACTTGCCCGTACCAGATGCGGAAGCTAGGTTGACAATAACTCCAAGCGGAATACCGCCAGCCATTAACTTCTGTACCCGGTGCATGAACGGAGGCAGCGGAATCTTCGGAATCATAGCTTGCTCAATGATCTTCTCACGGAGACCGCCGCTACCTACGATACCGTCTGGCGTGTACGGCTTCGCCCGGTAGTAATCGTTGATAAAGGATTTCTCCAAGCCAGCCTGAAGCATCTCGTTCGGGTCTTTCTTGCTCCACGCCGCCACGTGCACTTTGCCCTTCGGCAGCACGGCAGCATAGGCCGCAGTAGCCTTCTTACCCGCAGCATCGTTGTCCAGACCGATGATGATCTTCTCGAACGAATTGAAGAACTCGTACTGAGCCTGAATCTGCTTCACAGAGCCACTCTCACCCGTTGACGGAGACACCACAGCCACCCGTGGATAATCATCATGTCCTCGGCTCTTCTGGTAGTCCCACAGCATTTGATCTGCCGACAGATAATCTACCTCTCCACCGACGATCAGGCAGACTTTGCCGCCGTTCTTGTGACGGAACTGGCCGATCAGATCACAGTCCTTACCGGTGACGCCTACAGGGCTGCTGAAGTCTTTAGGGAACTTCCGCACCTTGTACCCGGACAGCTTGCCCTTGATGGTACAGGGCACGTATTGGGCGTCTGGTTGGCCTGTTTCATCGTCGTACGTGTAGCGGACACCAGCGACTTTATTTGTCTCGTCAGCGATGCCCCTCCATCCCTTGCTTTTAATCCCGGTGTATGACTTAATCCGGGCGTTCTCTTCATCAGTAATTGGCTCTCGTGTACTCACTTCATCCTCATCTTCCTCTTCATCGTCCCATCCCATCTTCGCCCGGTGCTCTGCGCTGGCGATGGTAAATTGGCAGGCATGGCAATAAGCCGACCGTGTGTTTGCATAAACGTGGAGGTTGTTACCTGAGTTATCCCCTCCCTTACGTCGGCACCGAGGACAGGGGCACTTGCCTTCCCGCCCTAGATCGATGCCGTATTTATTGGCTAGCTCTTCCCCTGTCATAAACCTCCTAGTAGTCTTGCTTCAGTTGTGCGTAGTACGGCGTGTACAGTCCCATAGGTACCTCGAACTTGAGACGCGAGCGGATACGGCTTTCGATAAAAGAGTTCACCTTGCCATACTCGTTCCGCGTGTAGACATGGGTGAATTGGCATCCTGCCATCTCCCACACCGTATCTGCGGTCGCCCATCGAACCATCAGATAGCCACCATTCTCATGCCGCAACAGCCGCCTTTGGCTGTCCACTGTGAAGCCCATCTTCGATCCAGCGTTAGCCAGCTTGTGAAACGCTTCAACGGTTAGAAAATGAGAGTGCTCAAGGAAGCACACCTGTGCTCCCGGCTGAGTAGCTGTCACCAACGCGTGATGCAGCATGTAAGCTAGTGTCTTCATTTCCTGTTCAGACGCTTGAGTCGGTCCATACCTTCCGCAAAGCAGATAGCTACTGCAAACACAGTAACAATAGCCAAGATAATCACCGTAAGCCCGATGACGAACTTAGGCACCACGGCTAGCAACGACAGATACAGCACCGTAGCCGGTCCCAGCATTAGTAGCCATGCTTTCTTCTTTTCACTCAGTTTCACAGTTCTCTCCCGGAATAAGTTTTCGATATTGAATGAACCCTTTCAGGTTCCCCGACCACAGGTTGCCTTGACGGTCAACGTGCGTGATGCCCTCTTCCCATGTGAACGGGACGAACGCTTTGTTGCTTTCATACTTACCAAATACACCATCATAGAAGCCGTATTCGCGGACAGGCGTGGCGCAGTGCTCGAATGCCGATGCATGCTTCTTATCGCTGCCCACCAGACGGTCGTACACTTCGATGCTCTTCTCCAGCCCGTAGCCTTCGTTCCGGTAGCTCACTGCTGCACAGCGAGCGCACGACACTTTGATGGCCTGCTCCAGCGTTACGTGAATTTCCGCTTCAGCGTCAATGCCATGACAGCGATTCCCGTCCTTGTCCCGCCACACGTCGATATAGGGCAAGTGCCACTCGCCCGTCTTCAGCATCTCCGGCTTACTTGCTTCGCGTGCTTCTCGCATCACACGAGCCAGTTCACGCAACGTAGGGTCCGCAGCATCGTCGTCTCGCAGCCAGAAGAAGTTATCCCACTCCGTGGCTGAGATGACAGTCTTCATCATCTGATACGGCTCCAGCAGGCGGTTGTACACTTGCTTGTGGTAGCCAGCCTTGAAAAACGCACTGGCGATGGAGATGGCAATTTCCTTGGCATGCGCCCACGCTGTTTTTGGCAGAGCTGTGAAGGGACGCGACAGACCCATAGACGGCCCGATGTCAATAACCTCGTCATAGTCTTCGCCCTTGTCCTGCATGCCACCTTGGTTCGCACCGAAGCGTACAGGCTCTCCCGTCAGTTGCTCCAGCATCTTCGCAAACGGCACAGCACGGCTGCTGAAGCTGTTCTTCGACATCATCCGGTGCGTGTTCAGTTCGGCCAGCACCAGACGCGGATACTCAATCTCCATCGTCGTAAATCGGTTGCCCTGCTTGTTGATGCTGTCGGCAAGGATCGTGGCCTTGATACCGTTCTTACCGGTAATCGTGATCATTCGTCCTCCTCTGCCCAGTATTCACGGAGCGATTCGCTGTACCATTCCCAATTGTCTACGCCCCCGGCTTCGAGATACGAAAGCTTCAGGTCACGGTCGTTCAGCCGGTCGTATTCCGTCTTGGAAATAGTGATTGTTTCTTCAAAGATTGGCATGTTCCCTCCTTAGTTGTACATCTGGAAAAAGTCAACACTTTCGCTGTAGTAGCCGTTGCTCTCGCCGTAGAATCGGATATCAACGTAGCCATGAATAGTAGCTAGCTTGTAAAACGTCCAAGTAGCACTCTCGTTGGCATTCGGGTCTTCGTTACATGCCTCTTCTGCCAGTAGAATCGGCGTACCTTGGAGGTCTTCCAAGTCTCCTACGATAGATTCGATACTTACATTTTCACAGCAATCTTGCCGATGGTACAGTCCGAATCTCCGACAGTCTTCCGTCTCGAAAATGATTGCGTCGTTTCCGAAAACCTCGCTCTGATACACCCGGTCAAAAGTTTTACCAACGATATCACTAAACTGCCTAGCCACTTCCCGGTCTGGTTTCATATTTACTCCTTGTTATCGAATACGATGTTAAGAATGCTTTCTACCTGCGCCTTCGTAAGCTTACTGACGATTTCCAGCGAGACTGTATCGCCTACGCGGGAGAGGGTCACCGCTGGAATGCTGATGTCCACCTTCAGCGTAATCGGCTGGGTAGTAACGCTAGCTACGTCCGGGCGAGATACGAGGTCGTAGTGCTTGGCTTGACGGGCACGGCGGTTGCCGGTGTTATCGATGAAACGCAGAATGCCGTTATATTCATCTTCTATTAGCGTGTACGCTGTGACCGCATCAATACCGTCAGTCGCTCCACCAGTACCGTTCAGCTTGACGACATCGCCCTTGAGGAACGGACGACGAGCATCTGGCTCTTCGACAGGCTCCAATCCGTCTACCCAGCAGCACGTATCTTCGGGGAGCATGTGCGTGAAAAAGGGAAGAGTAGAACCGTCATCTCGGGCGAACGTCACGATTTTACCCAGATTAGGTGTACTTTTACTTCCCCGCATTGCTGACTCTTTAATACGGTATTTACGGCCCACTACCAGTCCTGCTGCTTCTGCTGGCGTTTTGAATGTCATTTTCTTTTCTCCTTGAAAAATATGTGATTACCAACTTGCTTACACTTCTGCATACCTCGTGCCCACTTCGGACTTACGTACACGGCGTGGAAGTAGTCACATCCTACCACAACTGGCGGTAGTTTGCGGATAGCTTCGTAGTTAGCTAGTATTTTGTCATCTATCTTGAACGTAATGAAGGGGCGGTAGCCGGAAAACTGCTTCGGCTCTGCCACTACCTCGCACGCTGTCTTGTTACGTTTTTTCATCCTCGTCAGGACGGCATCTAGTACGGCCCTAGCTCCCTTGCTAGGCTCCCCTCTGGCCTCGTCCCACACTACCCACGCCTTGCACTGCTTCTCTGTGGCCCTGAGAGGCTTTAAAACGACCTCAGAAGGCACAGCGAGCGCTTGGCAGTAGGCAGCTAGGAAGATAGCCAGCAACGCCTTGGAGAGCCCTTTAATCAAGCCGTAGCAGCCTCGGCTTCTGGCTGAGCTTCTGGCTCTGGAGCTACGTAGCGTTGCAAACTTGGAATACCGGCCAGTTCCTTGATACGCTTCACTTCGATTGGGAACGACTCGTGCAGACGGATGATCAGCGTTGCGCCTACTGGCAGGATGCCATTACGGACCTTGCTCAGTACAGGTGCCGGGACGCCGATTACTCGGCCCAGTGCTGCGTCGTTCTTCAGGCCGTTTTCGGTCAGGATGGTGTCCAGCAGTGCGTTTGGTTTGATTGCCATGTTAGTTTCTCCTTGTTAGTTAGTTAATTACTTGCCGGTAGCCAGCAGGTATTCGTTCGACACAGCTTTGAAGCTGAAGTCTTTGTCCATTGCCTTGAACACTACGCCCTCACGTTGGACGCCGGGGTTGTCGCCTTCGCCAGATGCGTACGTAAGCAGCTTAGCTACGATGTCGTCACCTTCCTTGTACTGGATGATGTTACGAAGCGTACCTTTGTCCACTACCGTAGCGTGGGTCAGTCCAGTCTCAGCGATCCATTCTTGACGAGCACGCGGCGTTGAGTAACGTTGAGTGTCGATACTGAAAGTGTCAAAGATGTGGAACTCCACGTCTTTAACCTTCTCGTAATTGCCCTGAATATCCGGGGCAACAACCTCGCCTTGGACAGCCCAGCTTCCGTTGTCGATACGCTCATCGTCCAGCGCTGCCAGTACGCCGCGTGTAGCCTTGTGGAAGTTGCTATCACCCTCCAGCTTCAGCAGAACGTTCCGCGAGCAAATGCCGAACACTGGCTGGGCCTTCTCACGCAGGACGAACTGTTTCAGGCGTTGCCACAGCGACGGCTTACCTTCCAGCATCTTCTTGGCGTCTGCGTAGTATTCGGACGACGGGTCAACACGGAACACCGTGCAGGAGCTACCGTCCTTCTTCACCGTCACTTCGAACTCCGTGTCCAGTTCCTTTTCGATCAGATGAGCGTAGTTCTGGATGCGCTCTTGGTCAGTCTTCCGCAGGAAGAATGGGAACGCACGGGTCTTTGCAGCTTGAGCGTACGTACCGTTGTTAGACTGACGCTCTTCCGCAGCTTCCCACTTCTGGATGCCCAGAGCTTCGGTAACGTCAGTGCCTTCGTCGTACGTAGGTGCCAGCACGTTACATGGCAACACCAGACCTTGGCTAATTTGCTTGCGCAGCTTGATAGTCTTCAGGCGCTCGCCCTTGACGCCGTTGTATTCCTTCGGCTCCTTACCTTCGCCAGTAAGGAACGGAGCTACCTTGTTAGGTACCCACGCGTCAATTTCCACGTAGATAACGAGGTCGCCTACAGCGTATTCGCCCTTCTTCACTACTACTTGCCAGCCTTGTACGGTGGCGGTTTCGATACGGTCAGCACCGGGAATCGGGGTCAGTGCTTTGATACGTTGGATGGATGCGAGTTTGCGTGCCATTTGTTCTCCTTGTTGGTTGGTTACTGTTCGACGCCGTTGGCGTAGATCACCAGTACGGTGTCACTCGCTACGTACTCTTCGAGCGTAAGGTACTTCTTGCCATGACGGCCTCCCGGCTCATCAATGTAGCTACCGTTTGACCACGTACAGCCGCGTTCATATCCGGTAGCCTCTTCTAACGTCGGAGACTCTTCAATGCTGAAGTCTGGCCCGCAGCAGCCACACGTAGTATTCATAGGGTCGTGATCAAACCGTTCTTCGAAAATCTTCAGTGCCTCATCGTACGGCGCTTGGATGTAGATGTAGTCGTAATCTGTCTTGGAACTTCCACCACTACACATGTCCATGAACCGTGTAAACGGTGTAGGTAGTGGGATAAGATCGTTGCTCATTTTGTTCTCCTTGTTCAGTGGTGTTTGTCAGCTAGGTAGCGATAATAGCACACTACCTAGCTACATGTCAAGCTAGTTTATTCGTCAAATTTACCAGCTAGCAGCACTACCTTGCTTACGCCGATCCGCTTGCGCTTGGATACGTGCGATCCGCGTACAGCAACCCTGTCTGCTTCCTCTCGGCTTTCTTGAAGTAAGCCGTAGGTGCCGTCAGAATAGAAGTTCATGTACATGCTTACCTCTTTCTTCTGCCGAGGCTCAGCCTTAGCCTTTGGTTTCTCTGCGACGTTACGGATGAAGCGACGAACCACGCCATTCTTGGCCTTGCCGTTCAGGTCGTACTTGGTAGGAATCGTAGCAGAGCCTTCCAACACCAGAACCGGGAACTTGGCATCGACGCCGCCCGTTGCCAGCAGCTTAACCGGCGTACCTTCGTACGTCTCCATAGGCTTCGTGAAGTCGAGCGGCTTGACATCGATGCGTTCGAACGATTTCACGTAGGCGGTGTCGCTTGGGCTAAGATAACGGTCTCCGCTGAACCCTGCGGTAGCAAACGCTACACTGGTTTCATCCAGTACTTTAGTGATAACCGTAACTTTGCCCATATCTTCGATATGAACACCCCAACCGTAATCGACCACGATTACGACATCGCCCACTTGCAAGCCACGAGGCTTTACCAGCTCAACACCACGGTGTCCGATGATATATTGCTTACCATCTTCGGCTTCGACTCCAACCAGCGTATCGAAGTAGGAATCTCCGTGCGGACCTACTGCTACAACCCTACCGGTGTCTCCGTCTGGCAGGCTACTAGACGCATAGTCCTTCAATCCGTACTTGTACGCCCACGCCCGGTAGGTAGTGTAGTTTTGACCTTGATTTACAACCTTTACCATATCTCCTACGCGGAAGTTGCTTGTTTGATTTGCCATGTTGTTTTCTCCTTTAGTTAATGAAACGCCAGTCTACTATCTATCTAGCTACTTGTCAAGCACCAGATTTCGCTGCTTCAAGCTGTGCCACGATTTCAGCGTACGTGTCGGCCTTGGTCTTGTCGTTCCGCACTTCTACGAAGATCGGCAGGCTTAGGCTAGGCTTCTTCCGTGTGTCACGGTCCTGCGTGATGTCGTTAGCCTCCGTGGCGATGACGTGACCGATGATTTCCTCCGGGTGTGCCCAGAAATGCTTTCGCTGGTCATCCGAGAAGCCGGAGCCGCAGTCGTTCTCCAGCAGGCCGTCTTCCGACTCCATGTTGATCCCGCCCAACATGCCCTTGGCCTTGCCAGTGCCCTCGTAGACGTCAGTACAACGCATCTCCACTTCGAACTTCAGCTTCATCTTCACCATGTCCTTGCTCGTGCCGTCTTTCCACAGAGCGTCAGGGTTCTTGGCAATGCAGCCTTCCAGCCCGCGTTTTAAGTGCTCGCGGTAGATAGCGTCAGCCTCCTTGAGAGTCTTCACGGTCCACGTCGGGATAATCGAAACGTGAGGTGCTAGCGACGTGTAGCCGGAAATCTTGAAGTCTTCCAAACGCTGCCGGTATGGGCGATCCGACGAACCGGCTTCGAATTCCTCTTGCGTCAACATGTCCCATGCTTGCATCTCAACGTTGTACTCTTCTTCCAGTTCTCCATTCTTCAAGACGGAATTCAGCAGGCCGTTGCCGGTTTTACGGTCCAGCAACTTAGGCCCACTGCTTCCACCGCGAGGCACAGACACATATACCAGCAGTTCGCCCACCAGTACCTTGCCCGGCTCCAGCCCATCAGCCATCTGTTCAGCGAACCATTGCGGGTACTTCGATCCCTGCCGCGTAATCACGTCCACAGAGCCATCCAGACGCTTCACAACGTATGCGAACGAACCGTCAGCCTTGGTCTGTACGTAGAACTCGGGAAGCTTGCTGAAGCGCTCCTGTGCCTTCTCGTCCATCAGGGAGCAACGCTGGTACGGTGGCAGGAAATACAGATCAGGCCACGTCTTCAGCACCATAGTGTCACCCACATTCGCACCGATGGAACGGTCGATGATGAGGCTAACCAATTCTTGCGCTTCTGGTGTCGATTGGTCCATGACCTCTTGAAGATTAAGTTTGGCGTCTTTACCCGTAGCCCCCCGTTCAGCAAGCGCACACTGTAGGATCGCCAATTGGAACCCGCCAAACTCGGCGTCGCCTTGCTTAGTGGGCTTCGGAGCCTTTTTCTGGTAATAGTTAATACCTACGTCGTAGGTAGCCCTCATAAACGCCTTGAACAGCTTGTTGTCCTTGTTGGCGTCGAGAATGGCTTGCTTGGCAATGTTGCCCTGAGCCGATTGCAGGCTCTTGATGATTTCGTACAAAGTGTTCATTGGTTCTCCTTGATTATTCAGGTTGTTCGCTACCTGCGACTAGGTTTCGTACATCAGAGAAATCATGCGGGGAGCCCGTAACCCGGCCCACATCGCCTTCACGGTCGTATCGCCATCCTGCCGTGCTACCTTCGATAATCTCGTAGATGCCTTTGTGCTTCCAGTGTTCCTCTACGCGGGTTACGCCGTCGTCGCCTTGAACGCAAGCGCCCCGCATGCCCGGAACCGTGCTTTCCGCGATGATCTTGACGCGCTTGCCCTCTTGCGTCAGGTAGGTCTTTCCGACATGGAATTGACGTTCGTAGCTCATTCGTGCTCCTTCAGAATTTGGTAGATAATTTCAAGCTTTTCGGTGGGTACGGACTCATTCCAAGTCCAATTTCGCACCCGGCTGCTTATCTCTCGTGTAAGCACATCACGCCGCAAGTGCCTATGATAGACAGATTCATCTTGGTAGGCACGATCCTTGTAGTTACCCTCTCCGGCCTCGTGTCCGTCTTCCAGTGAGAATTTAGTCGGATAGTGACCTGAGCCGGTGAAGAAGTATTTCCGTCCAACCTTCGTTACCTCTTCGTAGCGTGTCTCAGGTTTAGCACCGGAACGGTAGACCTTCTTGACGACAAACACCTTGTCGCCTACCTTAACGTCCAGACTCATTCCAGCCCCGCGATGAGTTCGTCAATGAAGGCCAGACGGAATGCTTGGAGTGCTTCGTCATCAGCTACGTTGACGCCCCTGTCTGACGCTAGCCCTACAGCGGTGCAATTCCCTTCTAACTTAGCTTCTACGTGTCGCTCCACATTTCTCGATAGCGAAAGGTGCAACCCTTCATGCAGGTCCGACAGTCCTTGGCTAGCGGCGACCGAGAACGCTGCTGCGTGGCAGATATACTCCGACTTATCTTCCTCCTCGCCAACGCCGTCCCACAGGTACTTCTTAGCGCCTTCCAGTGCTTCCTTGATAGTGTTCATATTTCCTCCTTTTCGTTGGTGACAGGGAGCATAGTAGCCGCTAACTACCTACTTGTCAAGCTACTTTTGTAACAAGCAAAGAAAAAGCCCCTACGCTCTCGCGTAGGGGCTTTGGTCACAGACGTTCTATTACAGAGGATTGTACTTCACAGTACGCGGTGCGCCAATACGGATACGATATGGCGTTGTAGTACCCGAGTACACGAGGATGGAAATGTAGCAGTTTGTAATGTCTGCACTAGCTGCGGGGGACACGATAGGCAGGGTGATTACTTTACCCTTAATCACTTCGTCTGGCACCACAAGGTCATTGTTGGTCGTACCATATGAGATAGGCTTGTGCTGGAAGGTTTGCCCAGAGCTATATGCCAGATAAGCGTTTGCACCCCAGCAGAGGATAGGAGGTGGACCACCTGCTCCGTTGTCAATGATGATATCAAACTCTTGGCGGAACACATCTCCGACAGCCAGAGGAAGGACCGGGGTAGCACCGCCCACAGCGGATCGGACATAGAAGTTTGCGTTCGACAATCCGTTAGGTGCAAGGTTTTTTGCTCCTGCAACAAATCCACTAGGTGTAACAATGAATTCTTGCCACGAGCGTCCATCAGCATCAATTACTACGCCATTCCCTACGACTGTTGCACTATTTCCGTTAGTAGTATCTACATACGCGTTCATTCCCGCAATTGCACCGTTTGTCAAAGGAGGCAACATAGCAGGGTTGGCAAAGCCATTAGTCTTACCGGAGCCTGCTGGCAGAGGGGCGAACAGCATATCAGGTAGAGGGCGTGTCATGGATGCGATCAGAGCAATTAGTCGTTTTGCAATGACACGAACACCGTTATAGTTCTCATGCAGGCCGTCTGTCGTGTACTGAGGAAGCCAAGCACCATTCGCATCAACCATACCCTCACGAATGGACAACACCTTCATTTCGCCCAGAGTAGGAATGATATTTTTGATAATGTGTTCTGCTGCACGATTGATGACGGATTGTTGCACAGCCACATCGGCGGGAGTCAACCCGCTGTTTTTTGCATAGTTGACATTGCTGTCCTCATAGCCGTACCCGCCAAACTCACGGAGAACCGGATACATTCCCAGAGCTTGGGCGCGCTTTACTGCTGTGATAACGTCAGCATAAATTGTGTTGAGAATTGTCTGTTGGGCCGCAGCAGTGGTACTTGCAGTGACGCCCTGCAAAATGTTGTTACGTCCGAGCGAAATAACACAGACTTCGGCTCCCGTGTTCGCAGCATCTTGCGCCCCACGTCGATTAACGTCAGCAGCATTTAGGTCACGGTTAATAACCGAAGTGACGCTTCCCGATGAGGTTGTTCCCCCCAAACCGCAATTTGCAACGGGAATGACTCGTCCGCCCGAGTGGAACAGCAGAGCCGATGCTAGGCGATCACGGCGAAGCACTTTACCATCGAAAACAGCTTTTGTGGCTACAGTCAAATCCTGCACAGCTACGTCCGACGTATCCGTCAGAGAGTCGCCCCACGTAGCTAGCTTAACAGGGTATTCAAACTGAAAATTGCCTCCCACTCCCACGGCAGGAATCCTACCTGACCCAGTGCTGGCTGGATAGAAGCCGCTAGGCAAGTAGCCAACTACGTTGCTAGTGCCTGTGCCGGGCTCGAACACCCACTCGCCACGCTCATTTACCGGTACTACCGTCATTTCTTGAATCTTGTCTTCTGGCATTTCTTATCCTTATTGTGTGCTCCATCAAGAGATGGCTGGTTAAATTATCTACATCCTTGCGCAAGGAAACCGGCAAGGCCGGTAAGCAGTATTGTACCATAGCTAGCTAGGTCTGTCAAGTTGTCTCATTGGCTGCTAGGTAGCGAACCGTTCAGACGTGAAAAAGCCCGCTCGGGGCGGGAAGTCATGAGACTTTCTGGTTTGTTGTAACGGGTTTGCTTGGCAGGAGACTAGCCGGAATCGGTCAGTTCAAAATCGGAAATGGATTTTCAATTTCTAGAATCTGTCCCGAATATTTTGAAGCCTTTTAGGAGACGACGCCGCCCATCTCCGATAATCCCGCCCGGAGCCGCCCGGTAGTTGCTTGGGCGAAACTTTCCCGGATGGAATGTTACTAGGCTGCAACATTCTTGTGTGCAATATTGCTAGGGTGAAAGATGCCTACAGACAATGTTACTCAGCAGTAACAATCTGGCCTAAATCCCCTGTTTTCGTTGTATTAATGCGACAAAGTTTCTTTTAGGTAATGCAGCAGCCTCACTTTCTGTTGTCAGAGTGATAAGAGTCACTGTATGGACGTGACAAGCCTCCAGCCGATTTACGGCCATTGATGCACCCTATATGAATAAAACCGAAAGGGCAATAGAATTCTTTCAATTGTGCGCAGAAATTTGCGCTAGCTAGTTAGATAAGGTGTGCTATAGTGGTGTTCATCGGGGGCCGCTTCGGTCCCTCTTACTAGACGAGGTGATGTATGCTGTTACTGGCAAAATTTGAGTGGGAACGTGCAACGGATACCGTCGCGTGCGGAACCTGTGATCTAGTCGCAAACGATGCAGGCGGAGAGATGGTATTTGGCACAGGTGGGCGAGTTCCGTCGGTCGTGGCCGCTGCTGTTCGCTTTATGTACGTCCACGCGGATAGCGTAGATTCTGAAA